ACGTTATGGATGGCAACAGGTTTGTTCAGTAGGTACTTATAGTGCATTGCAACTACGGGCGGCAATTAAGGACATGGCACGAGTGTATGGGCTTAACTTTCAGGAAATGAACGACATGATGAAAGCGTTTGACGTTAAAGACCGTAAACCTGAAGACCTGTTTAAAATTGCGTGTGCCAACAGTCGTGTCAAAGATTTTGTAAAAACGTATCCAGATTTAATTAACGAAGTAATGTTGATTATGCCTGCACCTAAAGCACAGAGTATCCATGCGTGTGCGATGATGGTTTTCCCAGATGAGCACGATATGTTCAGGTGGGTTCCTATTCGTAAACAGGGTGATGATTATGTGACGGAATGGGAAGGTGGTGAAATGGATGCTGCCGGATTTTTGAAAGAAGACGTTTTGGGGGTAGCCCAATTTGATAAATTTCAAGACATGGTACGCCTCATTAAAGAACACGAAAATGTGGATTTGGATATATTTAGTGTACCGCTTGATGACAAAGAAGTTTACAGGTTTTTCCAGAACGGGTGGAATGAAGATAATTTTCACTTCGGTAGCCGTGGGTTAACGGGTTATTGCCGTCAGATGAAACCTGAAAATATTGAAGACCTGATTGCCGCTATTTCGTTGTATCGTCCGGGAGCAATGGAAAACAACTTCCATAATGAGTACGTGTTGCGTAAAGAGGGCAAAAAGACGGTGGAGTATTTTACAGGCACACAAGATATTCTTAAGAACACGTATGGAGTATTTGCCTATCAGGAGCAAATTATGCAACTTTGTCGGGAGCTAGGCGGGTTGTCTTTGGTAGAAGCTGATGACGTGCGTAAAGCAATGGTAAAGAAAAAGTACGAGGCACTACAACAGTACAAAGAACGGTTTATTCCGTATTACCGTGATACCTATCATGTAACACAGGAATACAGTGAAAATGTGTGGGACGCTATTGATAAGGCTAGTACTTATCTTTTTAATCGTAGCCATGCCGCAGCCTATGCGATAACGGGTTATATTTCGCAATGGATAAAAGTGCATTATCCAATAGAATACTGGAGCGTGGCGTTTAAATATGCACAGGACTTTGACTATTCCCGTTATATTGCGGAAATCAATAAGACTGGGATGTGTACGGTTCGGCAGGTAGACATAAACATATCCAGCACGGATGTAGTTATCAATTTTGCGGAAAAGGCTCTATATTGGGCTATAACCGGAGTTAAACAGGTTGCCGAAAAAGCGGCTACGCAAATATTAAAAGAGCGTGATGAAAACGGACAGTACTTTTCACTAAGCGATTTTATTAGTCGCCATAAATGGAAAGGCTCGGCAGTGAATAGCCGTGTAATTAGAAACCTTATATTGGCAGGTGCATTTGACAAACTTGAAGGAGTTACCAAAGCTAAGGACAGAATTGACCTGTTAGTGGAATATTTGGGCAAAGCGAGTGTAGCCGTACGGGAAGATGATATTGTATTAACAGGGGCTGACCGCCATGCGAATGATGAATGGTGGTGGGCGTTATTACAAAAGAAAGTATCGGGTTTTGCGTTCTTTAATTACGAAAACATTTATAAACGGTTTGTCGGTGAGTTCCCAGAGGAATATGAATACGCAACGTTTGAGGAGTGTTTAGACACGGAACATCTTGCTCACAATGGTTATGTCGTGGTAGCGGGTTATATTGCTGAAATGGAGATTAAAAAGACCAAAAAAGGCGAAATGATGGCACGCTTGACACTTGAGGCTAACTACGAATTTTTGGAAGTAATGATATTCCAGCAAGAATATCAGCAGCTTTCTGACTTATTGGTGGCAGGGCGTGCGAACCTGCTATTAATTAATGGAGTTGTTTCTTATGACAAGCGCAAAGAAAGTAATATTCTACGGGCTAATTATGAAACCAACATTGTCACTTTGACGTTATAATAAAATTGAAATTATGAAAATTCTTGTTCATTTTAGTGGGGTTCCGGTGGAACTTGAAACAAACGGTTTTTCTGGACGCATAGATATAGACCAATTAACGTCTATTGATTATGGCAATTTGTACGGTGAAGCCGTGACAGTTAGTGCTCTTCTAAATAAGGTCGGTTTGCTACGTGCCGAGGCAGAGCAGGCATTAGCCGAGAAGAAGTTGGAAAGGGACGTGTGCGAGGCTGATACGAAGCGTAAATGGCGGCAGCAAGCCAACGCCAACCAAGGAAAGTTCTGTTTTGAGGGTGAGTGGATAAAGCTGTCAGAAAAGGCATTGGATGAGGCGTTGTTACTTGATGATGCTTATCAGGGATTGTGCTGTGAGTATATTGAGGCACAAAAGAACTTTAATGTCCTTGACGCTTTGCAATGGGCGGTACAAGATAAGTCTAAGAAACTTAATAATCTGTTAAAACCCGTGACACCTACTGAGTTGCTCGGGGAGTTGGTGGAGAGTAACGTAAATAGTTTTGTGATAACTAAAAAAGGATACTAATATGGCAACAACATCAACAATTTTTGACGGGTTTATTAAACTAGTAGATAACATTTACATGAAGCCCTGTGAGGCTCACCCATCTGCATACGATTTGTATGTACACAAACCGAGTACAAGTGCTAGACACCCCGAGGGTAAAATGGACGACGTGGCATTTGGTTTGTCATTGGAACTAGCTATTTCGTGGGCATGTCATAAGGCAGCGGGTGAGCGTGAAGTTAAAGACTTGCAGGGATTGTTGAAGGAACTGCATAAAGTAAACCAAGAAATTAGAGAAAACGTAATAAGTTTTATTAACGATTAATTTATAGAAAAATTATGGCAGGATTTGACCGCAGCAAGTGGAAAGCTGCACCTCTAACAACAGTTAACGCAACAGTTAACGAAACAAAGAAGTTTGACACCTATTTTGAGAGCGGAAATAACGAATACGCTCGGTTCTGGACAAACCGTGACGGCATTACAGTAAAACGTGTGTTGCCCGCACATGAACCAGGAGATAGCCCGTATGTACCTATGCTGACAGCCATGCTGAAAATTGAAGTGGACGATAAGGACAGCAACGGCACAGTGATTGGTAAGAAAGTCGCTAACAAGAAAATTTTTATCGGTACTTTGCACGGTGGCTATCCGTATGATATCATTGAGGAGTACATTAAACGGGTGTACGAAAAGGCTGATGCTTATCAGGGCGATGAGCGTGACCGTTACTTGAACCCTGTTAAAGGTTACAGAATGGGCGGTAAGAACGGTACATGGGTTCCTGGAATTAGACCTCAACTAGAGTATGTATTCTATGCTCTCATTGAGGGTAAAATTTACCGTGACAGTTTAAAGCCGAAGCAAATGGAAGCCTTGAACAAGGAAAGTGCCGACCTTTGTGCCCAAAATGACACGGCTGCAATTGATATGTTTAGTGACCCGACAACAGGTTTTCCAATCCAGTGGAGTGTAGGAAAGGATAAGGATGGTAAAAAGGAAACCACCCTTAAATCTTTGCCGTTGAAAATGCAACAGACTTGGGATGAATACTTTGGTGAAAATGCAGTTCCTGACGCAATTTTGGAACAGCTTGAAAAGTTGCCAAGTTTGAAGAGCCTGTATGTTGACAGTTACAAAAAACGTGACTTTGACCTTGCATTGGAAGGACTGAAACGTTTTGATGAAGCCAACGTTTACAAGATTTTTGCTGACGAAGAGTTTTTGGACATGGTTGAACAGATGGCTGAAATGGTAGCAGAAAAGACAGGTGATGACGGAAAACCAAGCGGTACAGATGATTTGCCTTTTGGTGATGAAACTCCTAGCGCAGCTCCGGCTCCAGCCGCTAAAAAGACGCCCGTAGCCAAAGCTCCGGCAGCTAAGAAAGCCGTAGCAAAGAAAAAACCCGCTGAACCGACCCCTGAAGAAAAACTTGCTGTTATCAACACTGAATTTGTGCGCCAATACGGTGACGGCTACGATGAATTTACACTTGAGGACATGGGTGATGAACTGGAAGAAACGTACCAACTTGCACTCAAGAAAGAGGATTTGGGTTATGACATACCTCACGTTGACGGTTGGGATGGCGATGGTGATAATGGTGAGGACGAAACTCCAGCCGAAGACCCTGAACCGGAACAAGCTCCGGCAGCACCAGAGGTTCACACCGCAGTTGGTCCGGCAGCAGTGAAAACTCCGGCAGATGCAAATAGCAAAAGTGCAATGAGTGCCGTTGAGCGCATACGTTTGCTTCGTGAACAAAAAGCCGCAGCCGCTAAGAAGTAAATTTTATTCACCAATATAGGCGGGCTTTCGCCCGCCTTTTTGCTTTTATACAATGAAAAGAAACCCGATAGCCGTTATAAGTACAGACAGACATTTAAAGGAAGAAAACGCTTTAGACCTGTTAGATTTGTCTGAACAAGAAATTGCGCTTGCTCAAAAACTGAAAGTTAAGACCGTTATTTGGTTGGGGGACATATTTGATAGCCGCCTTAGTCAGCGTCAAGAATTGCTTAACTGTTTAACGTTGATGATACAAATGTATCACGAGGCAGGGCTGCAAATTATTTGTATTCCTGGAAACCACGATAAGACAGATTATGAGGATGACGATAGCTTTTTGACCGCCTACAAATATCATCCCGGATTTGACCTAATTGAGACACCTCAAGCCCGTGTAATAGGTGGGGTTGATTTTGACTTTGTGCCGTTTTATTCGGTGGATATGTGGTTGGATAAGTTTGCGGAATTAGACCCGCCTCCGGGATTAAAATCAGTGTTATGTAGTCATACAGCCGTACAAGGTTCTATCAATAACGACGGCAAAGTAGTAGAGAACCGCATTAAGACAAAGTTATTCAACAAATACGGAAAAGTATTGTTAGGGCATTATCACAATGCTCAACAACCCGCTTCAAATGTTTTCCACCTACCGTCTATAAGACAAAATAACTTTGGTGAAGATGAAGAAAAAGGCTTTACGGTATTGTATGACGATGTAAGTTTTGATTTCGTTAAGTCTGATTTTGTGCCATACAGAGAAGTCAAAATTGATGTGGCAACTGTGACAAAAGCCGAACTTCAAAAGTTACATACGGAAATTGATGATGGGGTACATTCCCGAGTGGTGCTTATTGGTGACCAACAGGCAGTAAAAGCGGTTAACAAGAAATGGTTTACGGAGCACGGAATAGCCGTAAAAGCTAAATACACCGATGTAGAAGTAACGGAAACCGAAGAAACAGAAGCAGTGCAGGAATTAAGCGGAGAAGACTTAAAAGAAAAGTTTGAGGCGTTTTGTGCTGAAAAGGGTTACGATTACAAAGAGGGGTTTAAACTATTAAAAGAAATAATGAAATGGCAGGAGTAAAAGATTTTGTGAATACCGTACAAAAGAAGTTCGGTAAAGAAGTAATTGCCGGAGATAACCGTGCAGGGGTAGAATTTCTACCGTCAGGCAGCTTGTCTTTGGATTTAGCATTGGGCGGGGGTTATGCAAAGGGGCGCATTATTGAGCTCATGGGTTACGAAAGTTGTGGTAAAACGACACTAGCTTTACACGCTTGTTTGAGTGCCCAAAATGAGGGCAAAGCTGTTTTATACGTAGACCGTGAAAATGCTATTGATATTGATTATGTTGAGGCATTAGGTATTGACACAGACCCCGAAAAGTTTATTTTGACACAGCCCGGAGTTGCTGAAGAATGTTTTGAAATTATAAGGGAAGCAATTAAGACTGATGAAATTGGTGTTATTGTTTTGGACAGTGTTGCCGCTTTATTCCCTAAATGTTACTTAGACGCTGATGTGGGCGACGCCAAAATGGGCACAGTTGCTCGTATTATGTCTACATGGCTTCCTGGATTTGTGGGGGATATTAAACGTAACAACATCGTTGTGATATTTATTAACCAATATCGCGACAAAATTGGCGTAATGTTTGGTGACCCTCGTACAACTCCCGGAGGGAAAGCATTAGGGTTTTATTCTTCGCAGCGTCTGGATATTGCCCGTGCAGGTGCGGCAGGCGACAAGGGGGAAGAGTTTGCTAATCACGTTAAAGTTAAAGTAACGAAAAACAAGGTTGCCCCACCGTTCCGAAAAGCTGAATTTGATATACGTTTTGGCGAGGGTATTGATAAGGCATTGGATATCCTTAATCTGGCGGTTGAAAAAGGCGTAGTGGAAAAGGCAGGTTCGTTCTTTAAGTATGGGGGTAAAACCCTAGCACAGGGCGCAGAGAAAACCCGTGATGTGATAGCTGAGGACGAAGACCTTATGGCACGTATTGAAGAAGAAATTATGCAAAATATTTAGTTTATGGAATTGAAGTATTTGCGTCTGCAGAATTTTTTGTCATTCAAGGATATGCAACACACATTTTTGAATGAGCCTGTTTTAATTAAAGGGAAGAACCTTACTGAGACGGAAAGCCAAGAAACCAACGGTGCAGGAAAGAGTACAATGGAAGCGGGGATTGCATTTGCAATTCTCGCCACTTCTTTGCGCAAACAAACCTTAGACAAAGACTTGATATATTGGGGTGCGGATGAAGCGCATATATGGCTTGACATTTATTGTCCTATTCGCAAACAGACCCTAAATATTCATCGCACGTTGCGTACAAAGGGGTCACAACTGTTGGAATTGACTTTGAACGAGGAAGAGGGTAGTGTGCATTTTGCCACTGTATCAGATGGCAACAACTACATTCTTAATTGGATAGGTATATCGGCAGTGGATTTGAAGAATTATTACTTGATTAACAAGGAGAATTTTAAATCGTTTGTTTCAAGCAGTAATACTGAACGTTTGGCGTTGATAAGTCGTTTTATTAGAGCTGAACAGTTGGACACGGCTGATGATGTTATAAAAGCTAAGAATAAACCACTTGAGGCACAGGCTAAAGAGGCAGCGTTTAAGGTCGCGACGATAGAGGGTGAATTAAGCGTATATACGCAACAATTAGAGGCTGAGGCGGAGCGTAACTTGGAACAAGAGCGCAACGATAAATTAGAGGCTTTAAATATGCGTATGGATGGTGTGATTGCCCGCTATGATAAAGCGGAGCAAATAAAACAGAATGCGACATTGGCTATAAAGTTGGCAGAAGATAACATTACTAAAGAGAAGCATAAACTTGAGGATTTTGAAAAGGCATTAGCGGAACTCAACAAGCAAGATTTTACAGCCCGTTATAAAAGCATTCAGGAAGCCCGTGTCACCGCTGACAGCAAAGTAGACGCAGAACGCCAACAGTTAACGGATACGAAGAAAAATATACAGAGTTTAAGCCTTTCTATTCAACGTTTGTCAGGCATTTTGCAAGGGACGATAAAGTGCCCCAAATGTCAGCACGAGTTTGCTATTGCTGACCCCGATTTGGATTTGCAGGGGGTGCGCAAGAAATTGGAGCTGGAAACTTATAAGCGGACTTCCACGGAGCAACAGGTGGCATCACTGCAAAAACGGCTTGAAACGCTAGCCACCCAATTGAAAACGTTTGATGAAGAAACTGGACAGGTACGTGAGGAAGAACGTGAACATTTGAAATCTGTAAGGGCTTTGCAGTCCCAAGTATTTGAAGTCCAAGACACTATTAAAAGACACGAACAATTGATTAAAAGTAATCAACGTGACATTGAGCAAATGGACGTGGAACTTGAAAGCTGCAATTCCCAAAGTGAAAAATTACTTGAGGAAATTGAAAAGGTTGAAAAGGAAGAGCTAGAAACCCGTGAAGCCGAGTTAAAAGGGATTATAGCTTTAACCGAAAAGAAGTTGCAGAAGGCTCAAAAAGAACGTGACAAATACGAAGCCGAGGTATCTAACAATGTGCAATGGGGGCTGAGAATGAAAGAGTTTAAGATGTCCCTAGCGTGTGAGCAGTTGCGCATCATTCAAAATTTTGCTAATTTGGCTCTCCAAAAACAAAGGTCAGATTTACGTTTAAGCATTGACGGTTTTAAACGTAACGCCAACGGTAAAGTAAAAGAAGAGATTACTGTCACAGTCATTAACAGTGAGGGCGAGTATAAACCATTTTGGTCTTTCAGTGGCGGTGAGCGTGCCCGTATAGAGGTTGCACTTATACAGGCTTTCCAGGAAATGATAAACGGAACGAATGAGTGGGGCGGTTTGCATTTCCTAATGATTGATGAAGTATTGGAAGGGACAGACCCGTTGGGATTGGCTTTGTTGCTAGAAAGTTTGAACGATGTTGGACATCCGGTGTATATAATAAGTCACGTGATGAATATACGTGCCGGAGTCCGCACATTAACAGTCGTAAAAGAAAATGGCGAAAGTTACATTGAGTAAAGAAATAGATTGGACAGCAATTGGAATTGACCCCGGAAAAGAGGGGTTTATTACAGTAATGCGACGGGGCTTTATACACAGTTACCCTGTCCCAAAGGTAAAGAATGTTATTGATGAGGAAGGATTGGCAGCATTGGTTTTAGAAATCGCTGAACAGTGTAACCCCCAATATACCCACATAGCGATAGAGGACGTACATGCTTTGCACGGTTCATCAGCGCAGGGGACATTCAACTTTGGTGGGATAACATGGGCTCTCCGTATGGCGTTTATTGTGTGCGGGTTGCCTGTTCATCGGGTAGCACCTAAAAAGTGGCAAAAAGAGATGCACGAGGGAGTTAAACCGTGCGCAGATAAGAAACAAATGTCTATATTAGCGGCTAAACGGTTGTTCCCTAATTATAATCTTTTGCGGACGCCAAACTGCAAGAAGCCTGATGACAATCTTGTGGACAGTTTGTTGATTGCTGAATATTGTAGGAGAAATTACTTATGAAATACGTATTGGTTTGCCCGAATACGGGCTGCATAGAGCATAATAAGCCCGTAGATGCGGGCACTTATTGCATGAAGTATGACAAAGCAACCAAACAGATGAAACCCGAATTTAAAGGGGAAATTCAGCGGTGTGTGGTTTGCGGTGAAGAATTACAGTTTACCGAAGCCCCAAGTGTTATCCCAGAATTTAGTGTAGGCACGTTCAAAGGATTGCCGGATGACAAGAAGAAAGAAGTGCTGCATAAACGTTTCCAAAAGGGGATGACTAAGGGTGGTAATGATGAAAACGAATTAAGAAAAAGGGGTGCGGTTAAAAAATTAATTGGATATGATGACTAGCGAACAAATTAAAATGATGCTGGACGGTGTTAAAGGTCTGGCGATGAATTGCGAAGTTAATGTTTTGGTACTGAAAGTACTGGATGAGTATCGTGTTTATTTGGCTCCTGAAGTGCGCCTAAAGACACGTGAGTGCCGTTATAACGAAGTACGGGATGCTCAAGATATTACCGTATTGGTGGAGAACGTGGGGGTGAACTTTGCGCTTGGTATGACGCATCAGACGTTAATGGAAAAAGTACAGTCCATTCACAAGGAAAGTTTTAAGTTCGGCACGGATGATTATATGTGGTTTACAAAAGTTGGTTTAAACCGTGGTTAAGAAGAAAAGTGCAAATGTTTGCTGAGGATTTCTTTGGAATGTCATTTAAAGTTGCTACATTTGTGCAGTTAATTAACAACATCATGGAAAATTTAACAGATATCTTTTTAAAATCCAGAGGGCACAAATATTTGCGCAAAGTGCCAAACGGCAAAGGCGGTTATCGTTACATATACGAAGAACCGAGCCTGAAAACTACTTCGGTAGTTACACGTGAACAAAAGTACAAACAGAACGGGTGGGATTACAATACCCCGTCAACGGTTGAGTACGCAAACGACCCACAGCGTAAACGGCTGCATCGTAAAACAGTTGCCGAGTACATTAAACGTTCAAGCCGACAGGGTGAAACGCCTCGTGCGGTGTTTACATTAGGCGGTTCGGGTGCGGGTAAAAGTACCGTTCTTAGAATGTTAGGTGAGCAAGACCCGTCCTTTAACAAAATTGTTACTGTTGACAGTGACGATATTAAGACAAAAACGTTTAAGGAAGATTTTGACGCTTATAACAAACAAGAAGACGGGAGTGCTGCAAGACGTTTGCATGAAGAGAGTAGCGAATTGGCTGATAAAATTGTTGACGGTATTTTGAGCGTGGATAATGACTACTTAAAGGATGGTACGATGAAAACGTATGCTTCTGCCGCAGCGGAAATTGAAAAAGCTAAAAGAAAAGGCTACCGAACTGATGTGGTGGGGGTAACAATACCTGTTGAAGAGGCTATTCGTAGAGCAACGGCACGAGCCGCACATACAGGCAGAAAAGTAGAAGAGCCCGTAATAGTTAAAGCACATACAGGTTCTACAGAAACATTTTTAAAGTTAATTGAAACAGGTTTGGCGGATAGTTTGAAATTGTATGACAATTCGGGCACTTCCCCAATACTAATCTATGATAGTGAGGATGAAAATCCTATTAAGGACGTTAAACTATTTGAGGAATTTAAAAATAAGAGGAATTACACTATGGCAAAGAAAGACAACATTGAAAAGGCTTACACGTTCATTCCTGGCGAAAGCGACAAGGAGTTCAAGCGGATGTATCAAGCCGCTTCCCCAGAGGAACGCAAGAAGTTTGGTTTTGACTTACTAAACGACGCTGATGCAGAGGAATTGGAAATTAACCGTTTGGCGAACGAATGGTTACGTGATGGCAAACCAGTAGATTAATCTAAAGGAATTTCACTATGGCAAAGAATGACAACAACATTGAAAAATCTTATGATTTTGGTAAAAGTGAGTTTAACCGAAAAATGAAAAAGATATACCAAGAGCGAGAGGCTAAAGGTCTTCCAAATAGTGTGGATATACCAAACGACGCAGATGCGGATGACTTGGCACGCTTAAGAGCTTTTGGGGAATGGTTGAGCGATGGGCAACCCGTAGATTAATCTAAAGATTTTTCGGCTAGTTCCTTGCATAATTCAAAATTATGAATACCTTTGTAGTGTCAATCAATAAAACAAGGTAGTCATGAAAAGAAAAGTATTAACAGTCAGTGAAGTTAACCAAATGTTAATCCGCAAGGGATATAGAAGTTGTGAAACTATTCACATAGATATAGAAAATTCTTGGGAAGCGGATACTTTAGTATTTGAAGAATATGGAAATGGGCACAGCGTTTGCGGGCTTTATAAATTTCATCAATCTGAAGGCTGTCCAGTAGGGTGTGGGAATCTAACTAGAGTAGCAACCTACCGTAAATTAAAAGTCGCTGAAAAATACGAAATTATTGGTATTGTGGCACGCTTACCCAAACAAGAAAATAAAAATTGATTTAGTTATGGCAAAGAAAGTTAGTTGTGAAGAATTAAGAAACCAACTGTTAGCCGCAAATGCGGCTTACAGAAGCGGTGAAAGTATTATGTCCGATGTGGAATACGATGCGTTGGTGGAAAAGCTACGTAAACTAGACCCGTCGGACATCTTTTTTAATAAAGGAATAGTTGAAGCAGCCGATGACAGAATGGAAGAGTTGCCTGTTCCTATGTACAGTCTTGAAAAGATTAAGGAAATTAAACCGTTGCGCAAGTGGCTGAAAAAGATGTTGGATGCTGGAGCTTGTGAAGTTGTGGCGATGCCAAAATTTGATGGAATAAGCCTGTTGACCTACGATATGGATGGCGACCAAGCGTGGACACGTGGTGACGGTATTGAGGGGCAACGAAGTGACGCACATTTTACTCGTATGAATAACGGCAAGCCCAAAGGATATTTCTGCAATGTGCATACATGGGGCGAAGCCATTTGTAAGAAAACAACCTTTGCACACTTAAAAGATGAATTGAATGTAGCGTACAAGAACGCCCGAAACATGGTGGCGGGTGTGTTTAATTCTCCTGACGGTTTTAAGAACCCTGTAATCACCTATATTGATTTTGTGCGATATGGTATTGATGAACCAATTGACAAGGATGACCAATTGCGGGTGTTGCGCAATCGTTACCAGAATGTCACACCATCCAGAACCTACTTAATTGAAGAATTATTGGAGCTTGATGATGCAGACCTGAATGACCTTATTGACTTGGAACTACATGATGAATTTGACTCAGAGTACAAGATAGACGGTATTGTATTGGAAATTAATGAATGGGCGGTGAAACAACAGCTTGGAAGACTACCGAATGGAAACCCCGCTTATTCGGTTGCATTTAAGCGTGAAGAATGGTGCGATACCTATCAGGCTAAGGTAACAGGGATTGAAAAAGGTATTGGCAAAACAGGTGTTTTGAACCCTGTTATCCTAATTGAACCCGTGGAAATAAATGGTGCGACAGTGAGCCGTGCTACCGCTTATAACGCTGCCTATTTGGTTGAAAACAACATTTGTGAGGGGGCTGTGATAGAGGTTACTCGTGGGGGTGATGTAATACCCAAACACTTGAAAACATTGGAATATAACGAAACAATGTTTGAAAAGATGTGTGATGACCTTGTTATCTGTCCTTCGTGTGGGAAACCGTTAAAATGGAATGAAACAAATGTTGATTTAGTGTGTACGAATGACAAATGTAAAGAAATGGTAATCAGTGAAATGGTTTACTTTTTCCGTACAATGGGGTGTGAACAGTTTGAAGAACCTACAATACGTCGTTTGTATAATTTTGGCTACCGTAGCGTAGAAACGATTTTAGAGTCTCATGTAGCCGAGTTCCAAAAGTTGCTCGGCAAGGCTAAGGGTAAAACGGTTTACGACCAAATACAGAAAGTGTTGACTGAAGGCGTGCCGATGGCACGTTACATGACGGCACTAAATATTTTTGATGGCAAAATTGCCGAAGCCACCTGTCAGAAAATTTTTGATGCAGCGAATCCGGAAATGGTGGAAAGAGTAAAAACTGTTTCGTACGAAATTGGTAGCATAGCGGAAGCCACCTATTTAGCCAAGTCTTTAGAACAGGTTAACGGGGTAGGCGAGATATTGGCACGCTCATTCGTTAAGGGGCTGATAAAACTTCAACACATAGGTATATATCCGGGAGTAAATATTACCTATGTTCAGACGCCTAAAACCGCACCACTTGCAGAAAATGCGATGGTCGTATGTATGACAGGTTTCAGGGATAAGGAAATGGAAGTGCAACTCAATAAACTTGGACACAGGGTTGTTGATGGTGTTACCAGAGAATGTAATGTGCTCGTAGTTGCCGATTTAAACAGCAATAGCAGCAAGATGAAAAAGGCAAAAGAAAAAGGACTTAGAATTGTAGAACGTATGGAATTTAGACGTGAATTACTATTATAAGGACAATCAATATTGGTACGTAGGATTTCGCTACGACGAACGCTTGGTTAAAGAAATCAAGCGTTTTGTTGGAGCGGGGTATAATCCTGAGAATAAAGAATGGTACATTCCTTTCACATTACCAACTGTCGCACCGTTGCAAAAATGGTTGCACGACAATGGATTTGTGGAAGGGATGAATTATTACCCCTCTAAACGGGTGCTGGAGTATCAGGAACCCCCTGTAATTATTACCCCTGAAGATGTGGCTATTGCTTGCAAAGAACTAGGGTTTAAGCGAATGCCACGTCCATATCAATGTGAGGGTATTGCTTACATGATAAATCATGGTAACTGCATAAACGGGGATGATTGTGGTCTGGGGAAGACGATGCAGACAATTATGACATTAGAATTAATGGACGCTTTTCCAGCTTTAGTTATCACTCCTGCATCTGTGAAATATAACTGGAAAAAGGAGTGGGAAAAATGGAACCCGAACCGCACTGTTGGAGTAGTTGGGCGCAAAAAGAAGTTTGACGAAAATGTGTGGCAGAATGACGTGATTATTATTAATTACGATATACTAGGTGAGCGGGGCTTAGATAAGCCAACAGCGAAGTTCAAAGAGCTCCTAAAGAAGCGATGGGCGTCTTGTGTGATGGATGAAATACATTTCTTGAAGAGCGAAAAGGCGTTACGAACCAAAATGGCGAAGAAAATTGTAAAAACAGTTCCGCATGTATGGGGGTTGACAGGTACATTGACGCAGAACAAGCCCGCAGACTTGATACAGCCGTTTACGATAATACGTAGGTTTGAGGACATTTTTGGCAGTACGAAAGAATTTAAGTATCGCTATTGCAATGCGAAAATGACAGTATTCGGAATGGATTGTAGTGGGTTCAGCAATTTGGAAGAGCTACATGAATTGTTGCGAATGGGTGGGTATATCAGGCGTAATAAAAGAGATGTGCTGGATGAATTGCCGCCAATGGTGGAACAAACTATTGACGTGCCTATTAGCAATACTAGAGAATACCGTAAAGCGGAAAATAACCTGTTGGAATACTTGGAAAAGATAGATATAAACAAGGTGAACAGCGCAGTCAATGCTCCACACTTGGTAATGATACAAACGTTGAAACAATTAAGTATAGAGGGCAAACTTCCATTTATCACCACTTATATAAAAGAATGGTTGGAAGCAAACGAGGGCGAGCAATTGCTTGTCTTTGGCGTGCACCGGATGCCTCTACAACAGTTAGCCGAGTACTTCAAAGCCCCGCTTATACAAGGCGGAGTAAGTGCCGACAAGAAGCAACAAATCGTAAATGAATTCAGTAACGGGGGTCATCGCTTATTGTTTGCCAATATTCAGTCAGCCGGAACAGGTACGGACGGTCTACAAGATAATTGCAGCAACTTAGTATATATAGAGCTACCCGACAAAAGTACCGAGCTAGAGCAAGCAAATGCAAGACTTGAGCGGATGGGGCAACGGAATAGTATAAATATAACTTACTTGCTGTCACCGGACACGATAGATGCTGATATCAAAGAGATGGTTGCTGATAAAGGGATGATTACAGGCTTGGTGAACAAAGGTGGCAATGAAAACGAATTATTAACTAAGAAATTCTTATTAAAGAAAAATGGCAAAATTTGAAGCAAAGTTTTGGGGCACAAAAGAGAAGCGAGGACAGCTTGCTAAAGAAGTGGAAATTGTTGAGGCTACCACCCGAGGTGAGGTGGAGGGCAAGCTGTATGCTCGTGGATGGCTAAAAATTAACGGTTTAAAAGTAAGAGAAGCAAAGAATGAACCGAGTACCGATAACAATATGGACTGATGGCAGTTGTACCACTAAAGACGACCGAAAAGGTGGAATGGGTGTGTACCTACTTGCAGACGGATGCGAAGTAGCTTTGCGACGTGGTTATTGGAACACCACTACACCACGCATGGAACAGCGTGCGTTGATTGCAGCCGTGCAAATGATAAACGTTGACATTCCTACTGATGTGTTGATTTGGTGCGACAGCGAGTTTATTGTAGAAGCGATAATGAACGGGGGTGTGCGACAATGGCGTGCCGATGGCTGGAAAGGTGCTGCAAACGTTGAACTTTGGAAGGAATTTGTTACCGAGGTTGAAAAACGTAGAAAGATGCGCTTATGCGTGCGTCATATCAATGGACACCAAAAAGACTTGTTGAACCCTGTTATTTATGGAAATAACGTAGCTGATGCTCTTGCTGATTACCACACGCAAGATTCTTATGTACAGGATAGACCTTTAGAGGGGTTTAGTTGGTACGTTCATGACCCTAGTAGTTTGATATTTATTGCTAAAAATGAAGAACATGAGTATTTGGTTACGCATGACGATATTATGCTGTTAGGAGATTGCCATTATGCAACAGAAGAAGACCTTGTGAACTGCATAAATGGAAAATGGATTTTTGATGGTTACTATAACGGTGACTACGAAATAAATACCGAAATAAAAACGATTTAGTATATGGCTGACTTGGATAAGTATAAACAAGCGATTGTGGATGTTTATGACACCACTAATAAAAATATTTTTGTGAATGCAACCGCAGGCAGTGGAAAAACATTTACTTTGTGCACACTTGCTGACCGCACACCACCTATAAAATCGTCCATATTCCTAGCCTTTAACAAGTCAATAGCTCAAGAATTGGGGGCACGTTTGCCTCGCACAGTTAAAGCGTCAACACTACATTCGTGTTCGTTGTCGGCTTTATTGAAAGCATTTAAAATGGATTTCGCTATAAGTGAAAACAAATACTTTGGAATGGCTAGGGAGTGTTTGGATTTTAAAGGAATAGCCGCTAAAAGAATTAACGGGTTATGCGGCAGAGCTTGCACTCTGTATGACCTTATGCGGTTCAACCTGATTACAGACGATTTTGAAAAGGTTACAGAGTTGGGGGAAAGGTACGGTGTTGACGCAGACGAAGAAAGCGTACAGAGAGCCCTAGAGCTTTATAGGGTCGCAAAACACAAAGCCGATAGATACTTTGAGGGTTCAGTAGGTGGAAAATTACGTATGGATTTCACTGATATGCTGTATTATGCCGCCAATTACATAGACATGAAAGACTTTAAACAATACAATGTAGTATTTTTAGATGAATGTCAAGACGTTACCCCGCTTCAATACCAGATTGTGAAACGTTGCAAAACTCCTAGAGGCAGGTTGATATCCGTAGGAGATGAAAAGCAGTGCCAGCCCGCAGGAACTAAAATTTTGATGGATGATGGTAGCGAAAAGAATATTGAAGATATTCAAATTGGAGATACAGTTGTAACGTATTCCAGTTCAAGGGGGACATTTTTGCATTATAAAACATATTCAAGAGGTGGAAATATTATTCACCGTGGGAATAAAGTCTTAGCGAAGGAAGAACGATATGTTGATGAAACTGTAAAAATAAAAACTTCCTCCGGCAAAGAATCTGAATATTCTCTTGAACATATTTGTTATGCGAAATTAGATTATGAAGGATTTGATGAAGTATTTTGTACTTATTTAATGGAAGATGAAAAAGGAAGATTTAGAGTGGGCAAAACAAATATCAAACAGCGTGGCAGACATTCTGGGTTTGGTTTAAAAATGAGAATGCGAAACGAGGGGTGTGTCAAAGCATGGATTCTTGATACTTTTGATACTGACCGTGATGCTTATTTAATGGAGCAAATTGTAAGTTATAAATTTGGAATTCCCCAAATATGTTTTTCTGGAAATGAAGAGGAAGTTGATTTAATTTACAGTTGCATTCCAGACATTAAAAATCGGGCAATTCAATGTCTTACTGAATTTCATAGACTGATTAATTACCCGTTTGTAACTTTGAATGATGATAATCACTATTCAAGATTGCATTCATTTACCATAAATGCCTGTAATTTACTTCCTAAAATTATGCAAGTGAATGTTTTTTATGAAAATAATAGAAAACCCCGAACGCATGGCAAAAGTGGAAGAGGGAACCATACACTTGTTGGAAGTTGTTATGAAACGATTGAAGAAATTTTTCTTTTACAAGAAAAGAAAAAGGTATATTCTCTTGAAATTGAAAGGGAACATAATTATGTCGCAGACAGAATTTTAACTCATAACTGCATATATAGTTTCATGGGAAGTAATTTGGACAGTTTGCACGCTATAAAGAATTCCCCAAATACGATTGAATTACCTTTGTCTATAACATACCGTTGTGCGGTGAATATTGTAGACGAAGCCCGTAAAGTGTTTCCGGACGGTATTGAGGCAGCTCCCGGAGCTGTATTGGGAAGTGTTGATTGTGGTAGTTTTAGAGATGCCAAAGATGGTGACTTTATATTGTGCCGAAACAATGCACCCCTGATGGAAACGTTTATAGAATTATTGAAACTAGGCAAACGGTGCGCCATTATGGGTAAAGATTACGGTGATGAGTTGGTGTACCTAATAGATAGCATTAAAGATATTTGGGGGCTGGAAGCTAAGTTAGAGAAGCTAAGTGAAAGCCTTGCGAAGAAAGGTGTTAAAATGCCGACCAAAGTGCCTGCATACGCCCAATTGGAAGAAAAAGTACACGTCTTGCTCACCCTGTATGAATATTTTGGCGACTTAGAGGTGGTGCGTAATCGCATTTATGATATATTCACAGATACGCAGAGTAAGGGGGTAACGTTGAGCACTATACACAAATCTAAAGGTTTAGAGGCTGATAACGTATATTTCTTGCAACCGGATTTATTACCGAGTAAGTATGCGGTTACGGAGTTAGCCTTGTATGCTGAAAAATGTTTAAAATTTGTGGCAATAACGAGGAGTAGAAAGAATTTAATATATTGTTGAACGAATTAAATTAATTTTATGGAAGAACAAGAAAAACAAGCGGTAAAACAAACTCCCGCTGATTTATATTTAATGGTTCCTAAAAATTCAAAAACGGGGGTGCGGGTTACACTCCTTAGTGTAAAGAAAATTAAATCCTTTGCCGAAGTTGCCCCAACAAAGGAAATTCTTGCAACTCACTTTCAGGCGGAACATGTGCGAATGGAAATAGCCGATGCCGAAGCTAAAAAGGCGGGAAAGAATGCAAAATATTTACCTCAACCCTTGTATTTGCAAATACAAAGTAGTATATTTGCAACTATTGTTGAAGAAGCCCGTGGCAAAGACAAGGATGTGGATGGTAAAGCCTTGTGTCTAACTCTTGGTTCGCAGATACCCTGTTGTGTAATTACACCTATGCCGGAAGCACCTGTTGAGGACGAGCAACCAAAACAAGTTCGTAAAAAGAGAACCCCAAAAATTGTTATTAACAATGATTAGTAAAGACAGTAGAAAGGTCGTAGGTGAATACGTGTTTTTGAGCAAGTATTCACAGACACACAACGGTGTTAAAGAAACATGGGACGAGGCTGTTAACCGTGTCATGACAATGCACTGGAACCGTTACAAAGAGATAGTTAATGAGGCAGATATGCCCGAGTTTGAACGTTTGTTTGGATTTGCTGAAAAGTTGTATCATCAGCAACATATTTTAGGGGCACAAAGAGCCTTACAATATGGGGGTGAGTTGATGCTTGAAAAACACGCTCGGTTTTACAACTGTTCAAGCACTTATATTGACCGTGTGGAAGTGTTTGAGGAAATTATGTATTTGCTCTTATGTGGGGCGGGTACAGGGTACAGTGTTCAACATATCCACACCGAACAATTGCCTATTCCCAAAGGGTTTAATCCCAAACTTGAGAAAAAGATATTTGTAATACCCGATACGATTGAGGGGTGGGCAAAGGCGGCAGGCGAGTTGATTGGAGCTTACTATTATGGACGTGCCGAAGTGTTGTTTGATTATTCCCAAATACGCCCGAAAGGTGCTTACATACGAGGTGGATTTAGAGCTCCAGGACCCGAACCATTACACGAAGCACTTGACAAAGTAAGAAGCCTCTTATGTAAAGTTCAGAAGCGTAAATTGAGACCGTTTGAACTTCATTACATTATTTGCATATTGGCGAATAGTGTTGTGACAGGTGGCGTTCGTCGTAGTGCGATGATAAGTATTTTTGACGCTGACGATGTGGAAATGGCAGGTTGTAAAGTTGGGGCGTGGATTAGCACACATCCTGAACTATGCCGAAGCAATAATTCCGCAGCCATTTTGCCCAATACCCCAAAAGAAACATTTGACATGATTTACGAGTTCACCCGTAAATTTGGAGAGCCGGGATTTGTGTTTATAGACAGTACGAATTTTGTGTATAACCCGTGTTTTACGGGGGAAACTCTTGTGGCTGTTGCTGATGGAAGAAATGCTGTTTCAATAAAAGAACTAGCCGAAAAGAATACTGAATTTTTAGTTTATTCAGGTAAATGGGTTGACAAGGCTGGACGCAATTCGAAAAGATGGAAACCTGAAATTAAAAAGGCAACAGCGTTTAAAACAGGTGATAAAGAGGTTGTGGAAGTAACACTTTCTGACGGAACAAAATTTAAGTGTACTCCTAATCATAAACTTGCTTTGACGAATGGGACTTATTTGGAAGCCTGCAAATGTGTTGGAAAAGAAATTCAACCCTTTTTCACTATAAAGGAAAAGTATAGAACTATTAAGGTTGAATCTGTTGTTGCTTGTGGTGTAGAGCCTGTTTATGACTTAACTGTGGAGGATAATCATAATTTTTACATTATTACAAAAGGTGATGAAAATTATGAAAATTGTACGGGAATACTTGTACATAATTGCGGGGAGGTAGGTATGTATCCTCGCATACAGGACGAAAACGGTGTATGGAAATCAGGATGGGGCTTTTGTAACCTGTCTGAAATAAACGGGGGTAAGATACAAACCGAACAGGACTTCTATGATGCTTGTGTAGGTGCATCTGTTATATGTACGTTACAAGCGGGCTACACGAATTTTAAAGTGTTACAACCGTGGTCGCAGAAAATTGCAGAGCGTGACGCATTGATTGGGGTGGGTATTACGGGGCTATGTGAAAACCCTGATTTACTGTTTAATCCCGAAGTTCAACGCAAAGGGGCGATGTTGGTAAAGGAAACGAACCAGAAGATAGCCCGCATGATTAGGATAAATCCAGCGGCACGATGTACCGTTGTCAAGCCTTCCGGCAACAGTTCTCAATTACTTGGTACATTGTCAGGTATTACTCCAGGACATGCCCGCCACTACATACGTCATATTCAGGCGGCAGACACTGAACAGGCGGTTCAGCTATGGGAAAAGGTAAATCCGAATTGCGTTGAACCAAGTGCATGGAACCCGAACCGTGAAAAAGTGCTTGCTTTTCCCGTTACGTTACCAGAGGGGGCGATTCTTAAACAAAACCTTTCTGCCATTGAATTCTTGAAATTTGTGCTGATTACCAAACAAAATTGGATAGAGTACGGTACAAACTTTGACCATCCGAGCACTAAAGAAAATCCAACGCTACGTATGAATGTTTCTAATACTTGTACGGTAAAACCGGACGAGTGGGATGAAGTGCGTGAATTTTTGTGGGAACACCGTGGCGAATTTGGCGGAATTAGCCTGTTGTCATCATTCGGTGATTTGGATTACCCTCAAGCACCATACACCGAAGTTCTTGACGAGGTGGAATTGGCTGAACGATACGGTGCAGGTGCAATTCTGTCCAGTGGTTTAATAGTGGATGCGGCTGATGTCTTTAAGGACGTTTGGGAAGGCTGCAACGCTGCAACAGGCTTAGCTCCTAATTTGCTGACGCTTACTGATGCAGACATTGCTAAATACATTACAGATAATATTAAGGATGGCAAGTTCTTAGTAGATATTGACGGTGTATGTTTCAGCGATGTGAATTGCGTAATTGACTATTTGAAACGTAGGGTTGTGAAACGTCTTGAATGGGTACGCAGGTTCAACAGTTTTGCCGACAAATATATGGAGGGCGACCGTTTAAAGACCGCCTATTGCTTGAAGCACGTAAACGCCTTTCACAAATGGCAGTTGATTTGCAGAATGAAACCTGTGGATTATTCCGGGATTGTGTGGGAAGAACCACTGAAACAAGCAGGTTCTCAAATCGGTACGGCTTGTGCGGGAGGAAGTTGCGAGTGGCAACCGCCTAAGAAAGTTCAAGAATAATATAGAAAAAGCCCCACTGATGAAAGTTGGTGGGGCGTATTAAAATAAAAAAACGATTAAATAATTATGAACGTACAGATTTTATTTAATGATGACGCCCGAAAGAAAATGTTTGAGGGGGTTGAAGAGTTGGCAAATGCAGTGTCGTCCACACTTGGACCAAAGGGGCACTCGGTTATTCTCGATAAGGGCTATGGAATACCTCACATTACTAAAGACGGTGTGACGGTTGCCCGTGCCTATGATACGGATGATACAATGAAGCGCATGGGTGCGACGCTTGTGAAGACCGTTGCTGCAAAAACTTGCGATGAGGCGGGGGATGGTACTACGACAGCCACTATTTTAACCCGTGCATTAATGAAAGAGGGGATGGCAACATTAGCCCGTGTGTCTAATCCGCAGCGTTTTAAAGAGGGTATTGAAGCCGCTAAATGCGAAGCCGTGAAGTTTATGCAACAGATGAGCAAAGAAATCGGTGAAAACGATTTTGAGCGCATTAGACAGATTGCGACAATAAGTGCCAACGGTGATGAGGAAATTGGGGCTATCATCACTGAAGCTATTGGCAAAGTAGGCAACGACGGAGTAATTACTGTTGAAGAAAGTAGCAAGAGCGAAACCACCGTAGAAGTGACGACAGGTTTCCAATGGGAAAAGGGGCTGTTGAACCCGTATTTTGTGACTGACCCCGAACGAATAGAATGTGTACTGAACAAACCATACATTTTGCTCTTTGGACAAAACATAAACTACCCCGATGAAATATTGGGTGTATGTCGCAAGGTGTACGATACTCACCGTTCTCTTTTGGTTGTTGCTCCTAATGCGTCTAACGACGTAGTGAATTTCTTGGTTCAGAATGTTAAACAAGCCAATGGACTGAAAGCCTGTTTCGTTAAAGCTCCTGGATATGGGCAGATGCAAAAGGATTTGATTATGGATTTGGGCGTTAAGATTGGCGCACACGTAATCGGAGAAGAGTATGGCAATCGTGTAGAAGAAATTGGTGTAGATTGGCTTGGTGAGTGTGAGCGTGTTGTGGTAAATAGCACTCGTACAATACTCACAGGGGGTGCAGGTTCACCAGATGAGGTAAATACACAGGTAGCCGCAATTAAACACCAATTAGACGACAGCACGAACGCTTTTGACATTGAAAAGTACCGTGAACGTATTGCACGCCTGACAGGTGGTGCGGCTGTTATTTATGTAGGCGCAGACAGTGACGTAGAAATGAAGGAACGGAAAGACCGTGTTGATGATGCTATTGCCGCAACTCGTGCGGCATTGGAAGAGGGGTATGTTCCTGGAGGCGGCACAATTCAGCTTCGTGCCTCTGAAATGCTTATGCACCAACTTGCAGGCTTGAATGAAAAACCAGCCGATTTCAGAGCTGGATGGTGTGTAGTGGCTGAGGCTTTGCGTTACCCGTTCCGCCAATTATGCGAAAATGCTAGTGCGAACGCAGTACGTATTCAAGTGGATATGGAACTTCAACCGTGGATGCACGGTTACGACCCTATAAAGGAAGAAGTTTGTGATATGTATGATGCAGGAATTATTGACCCGACAAAGGTTGCTCGCTTGACGCTTGAGAACGCTACATCGGTTGCGATTCAATTCCTAAATACTTCATGTGCAATGGCAGCTAGTAATGATGAGAAAGGAAGTTAACCATGAGCCAAAAAACCATTCGGAAAGGCGACATTTGTCGCATCCGGCACAATACTAGCCTACACGGATTTTCGGAAAATACGCTAGTAATAATAAAAGAGTGCCGTCCTCGCAGGGCGGAGTTCCCTCACCTATTTAAAGCCGCCACAGCGAAAGAGTGGTGGTGGGTGGACATTGCTGATATTACCTTATTTGAACGAGGCAATTATGATGAAGACGATTGGTAAATTAAAGCCCGTGCAATGCGCACGGGCACAATATTAAAAATATGGATGCTCACATTTTACACGTTGTTTTCTTTGCCACGGTGATAGCTTTAGGGGGCTTGTTAATGTGGTGGAAAAAGAATAGAAAGAGATTTGCTTGCAGGCGAATGAGAAAACATTTGCTGAAACACCCGTCAAACGGTATTCCATCAGATTACCTGTTAAATGCTTTAGAAAGGGAATTTAAAGGGATAACCTTTCAGGAGTATTCATTTGGAGTATTCATTTATAACGAAATGGGTGGAAACATTGCATATTTATGTTGCAAGGATGGAATTTTGAGGGGTACAGCTTCCACGGATAAAATACCTTGTTTGGCAAAATTTGTTAAAGAATTTAAAGGGAAACCAGAATGGCAGGCAGTGTCGTCCCTAATGAAGTGCGGCTGCTATTGTACAAAATGATATGGCAGAAGAAAAAAGACTGATACAGGAAGAAGACATTGAGCGCATTATGCACAATGCGCCTGACTATATATTGGATGCTACTGATGAGATAAAGGATTTATGGGTAGCGTCTGAATGGGCTAAGGAAGAGCGTGACTTGACCCCTAAACGCTATTATGAGGTAGTGTTGTTTGAGGGTGAAGACAAAGAAAAACGTATTGAAATAGACTTCCAGCAAACAGTTAATCCAGGGACTATTGTAAAGGCGGCAGGCGGGAGTGTTACTGACGTGCGTAGTGTTAATGCAAAACGATTGCAGTACCTAAAATACGAACGTGAGTACCAACGTTTAGTCAAGGAGCTAAACAAGGCTATCGGCAAAAGAACTCACCGCCCTCGTAATATAGTGGATTACACGGGGAATATTTTGGAGCTATTTGGCAAGTTCTATACTATTGCGGACGTTGCTAAGATAATGGCGAAAGAATACCGTATAAAGATACCTGAAGACGAATTAAAGAAGTTCTATGTTGAACACCGTGATTTAGTTACTCGCAGGCGGGCTGAATACGTATTGCAGAACAAAGACTTTCGGGTCGCCACTGAAACGGGGCGTCTGGAAGTGCTGAACCAGATGCTAGTAGAGGTTGAAATAAAGAACCGAGCGTGTGGTGGTAGCAATGTAGACTATTGCAACCTGATACTTCGCATTATTGAGCAGGCACGCAAAGAAGTTAAGGGGAACGAAATAAAGATGACCGTAGATGGCAAGATAGACATTAATGCGACCATACAGGCAGAAACGAATGTTATGTCGGTGATGAAGCAAATGTCTATTAATGCGCTTGTCGTTGGTCTTACAGCCGCAAAAGCAGGGTTGAATCCAGCCGTTCTTATCGCACAACTTGCTAACAGTTGGTATTCACAATTCAACGGGTTTAATGGCAACGTCATGGACGGTGTACAGGTGCAACTCCCATCCGCACTTATCAAACAGTACGATTGGGGTGCAATGGAAAAACAGAGCAAACAGTTTGTGAACGATTTTACCCCGATAGCGGAAATTATAGAAGAGCCCGAAGAAGTTGCAAACAATGAGGCAGAAAATACCCGTAAGAGGCTGTTAGAGCAATTAAAGAACATGAGGCGGGCGAAACATACCGAAGACGGGAAAGCGAACGTTATTACACCTGACAGCCCTGATATGGAATTGCGTGATACGGGTGTAGTGTTGGCGGCTGAACCTGTTGACGAGGAAGAACCTACACAGGAATTTGAAATTGATTACAATGCACGCAAACAGAAGAAGGGAATGCGTATAAAAGGTAAGATAAAAGAGAGTGTAGCACGTCACAGGGCGAAAGCCGAGGCAGAAGAGGCGGACTTAACGGCTGCCGAATTAGCTGCAAGACAAAGACGCAAAGAAAGACGGGCGGCTCGTAAAAAGAAATAAGGTATGGAAGACTATTACAGATAAAATAAGGGGAGCCATTTGGCTCCCCGATTTGTTTACCGCATTTCGTTATAACTACGGTTCATCCACGCTTCTTTTTCCATGCTTTCAATCATGTCCTCAAGGAAATTTAAGGTTCCTTGGTCAGCGGGTGGCACTTGGTCATGAATTTCACGGATACGTCTAATTACAGTGTCCCAGTCGGCAGAAATAATTTTCCACATTTCCATGTTTGTCAGGAGTGGCTGAGACATTTCATACTCCTGAATGTGGTTTGCCTGCAACATAGCTTCCATACTGCCAAGTGGTCTTCCGCCTAGTGCCCGCACACGTTCAGCAACGTCATCAACACGTTCAATTTCGGCTTCATAAAGTTTCAGCATAGCTTCGTGATAGCTGCCAAAAGAAGAACCAATAACGTTCCAATGGAACTGCCATGTTTTTAGCAACAGGGTAAAGTGGTCGGCTAATAAGCCGTTCAGCAGGACAATACTTTTAGCTATGTCCTCTGATGTTAATCCAATGTTTACTTTCATAATGTACATTTTTAAAAGTTGATGTATATACGCCACAAAGGTAGTCAAAAGAAAATTATTAGAAAAATCTTAGAAAAAGTCCGGTGAAGTCTTGTTATTTCAAAAATTATGACTACCTTTGTAGTGTCAATAAACAATAACTCATTTAAAATTCAAAATTATGGCAACAACAGTAAATAACAAAAGAACTTTTGCAAAAGACATCGCAACTATTAGCACAGCTTTAGACGGCATAGTAGAATTTCAAAGTATTGAATTTAGCCAAATACTTATTACGGAGCATGGGCAAAGTATTAACGATTTACAGTATGTGAACAAAATACGTGGTATTTACTTTTATACGAGCCGGAGCAAAGTAGAAAATATTGTTTGTGCTTTATGGCGCAATGAAACGTTACCTACTTATGTGGTTTGCGCTGACAGCAAAAACGTTTACGAACTTAAATAATAACCAACGGGGCGCAAGCCCCGAATAATCCCTATATTATGGAACCTAATAAATGTATGATTTGTGGAGAGTTGATTAGCGATAACAATACGGATGGTATTGGTAAGGCTAATATCGCCAAATTTAGACAGATTTATTTAGGTAAACGTAAAAACAAAACGGAGGAATAATTATGAAGGCAACAATAGAAAATTTTCAGGTTATTAATTCAACAGGCACGGAACTGGAAGTTGAGTTAACCCCAACGATACGTTTGAAGTGCCTACGTCATTCTAATCGCAGGACGGGTTCTTCGGTTTGGGAAGCTCGCTTGTACCAATTTGGGAAGTGGAGGGTGTTTAACAACCCGTTTGACCGCAAAGATTATGAGGTGGTTGAAAAATGGGGGAAGATAAAGGCAAACGCTTTTCGGGGCGTGATTATTGCCAAAAGTTATTCCTACAAAAAGGATATTATAAGTGCTTTAAATAGCGTACCACTAAAAATAAATTGATTGAATATGGCAAAGAAACAGAAAAGAGCGTTGTTAGCCGCTGAAATAGCACAGCTATGCACCAATAAAGGGTATAACAGTTTTAGTGATTATATTCCGATTGCACCTAATAAATGGGGTGCGACACATGTTGATTTTGTGGATAACCTGAATGGATATACATGGCTTTATTTGCGTAAATTAGAGAAACGGTTTGGCATTAAACATTATACCACCGTAGTAGAATATACTAAGCTGAACGCAGACGATAAACGTTTGGTTGAGGCTTTAATTAGGGAAGCACCTGATAAAGAAACTAAATAAAAGAAGATGCAGTAAAAACAAATCTATGAATAAGCCGGAAAATTTTCCGGCTTTTCTTTTGCAGTTTAAATTAAAGTATTATATTTGCGGTGTCAATAAAAAACTTAATAGTTATGTCAACAGAAAATTTAGTACCCGCAGCAATACTCTTAAAGATTAAGAAGTTGCAAGAGCTAGCCTTGAGAGGCGTAGGTGGTGAGGCGCAAAATGCTCAAAGAGTTTTAGAAGCCTTGTGTGAAAAATATGGTTTAACCCCTGAGGATTTAGACCAAGATACAAAAGTAACTTATGAATTTCCACTACGTTCTTCTATTCGTTCGCTGTTTGTTAATTGTTTTACGTACATGTTTGGGGCGAATACCCGCTTTAAAGAAGACTACACCGTTTATCGTAATAGTGGTACAAAGAAAATTTGGGCTGAATTAAACTTGACGCCTAGTGAATATATAGAATTTTCACAGTTCTGGGAATGGCACAAACATAACTTTCTTAAAGAACGTGCCGCCATGCGTGAAGCATTTAAGCGAGCCTATTGCGAAAAGCATCATTTGTTTACAAACGATTTTGCCGACGATATACGAGAGGAGCTGGACAACCGTGACAAACCAACTATGGAAGAAATATTAGCGGTTAAGGCACTCGCAATGACACTTAAAGATAACACCTATCACAAACAGATTGGGAATAGTACAAACGCTTATAATGAGGAGGACTAAGAATGATGACTACAAAAGAGCGTGACTTCCATTTGGTACAAAAGGCTTTAGGTGGAGACAGTAAAGCATGTGAAACAATATACAACAGGTTTAACAGGGCGGTGAATTACCAGATAGGCAAGATAGTGATGGACACCGAAATAGCCTTAGACCTTACAATGGAAACATTTGAAAAGATATTTACCCGTTTGCACCGCTATCAGCCGGATTACTGTTTAAGTACATGGGTGAGCCGGATAGCTACTAACACCGCATTAGATTACACCCGAAAAGTAAGACGGGTTACAATTGTAAGCATAGAAGCAAGCATAGAAAATGAGGATGGAGCAGATATACAGGTGATGGACGACGAGCCAACTCCAGATGAGCGTATAATCTTAACACAGAAGATGACCTACTTAACAGGGCTGATGCGATACATGCAGCCGAATGAATGTAGGTTGTTGCAACTGTATTACGTGAACGACATGGGTTATACCGAAATAGCTGACGAAATGGATATTTCAGTGCGTGTGGTTAGGCAGTATATCAGGGATGCACGTAATAAGCTACGCAAGCTGACGCAGGAGATAAGTATGCGTGAAGTATTAACCAAAGAACAAAGAAGATATGAAAAAGAATTACAGAGCCAAATTTCAAGGCGAGTTTGACATTATTCAGCTAACTAAAGACAATTATGATGAGGTAGTGGCTTTTATTAAACAAGCTGATAAACATGTAGTGTTTGATAAAGAATTTTGTGACCGTTCCACTTCCTACATAGAATTTATACATGAATGTGGAGGAGTGTACGGTGTAGAGCTAGGTGATTATATATTTACCACTTCTGACGGCACGTTGCATATAATGTCCAAGGAAAAATTTGAAAGCACCTATGAGGAAATATAAGTGGGTGCAACGGGCTATTTGCTTTATCATCGGGCACGATGTAGAGTGGGTAATTGAGCACCGATTGCGGAACGGGCATATCAGCCTGAACCGCAAAGGTGGCAAAAGACGCAACCAATCTCGATTGGTAGCTGGAGCATATAAAAAGTGTTCACGATGCGGAAAGAAACTTAGTAACTTTGAAAGAATTTGGGGCGGATGGAATTAATAGAAAGAGAAAATACGGTTACGGCATGGGGCGTGAAAGATGGTGTAGCCACTGTAATAGGCGTTGACTTTGAGCATAAGCACGATTATGCTGTTAAGACGGTACTAAAGAAGCATCCTGACGGGAGGGGTGAAGTTGTAAGTTCTGAGCATATTGGGCGGACAATTGACTTTAACGACCCCACCCGCAAACAAAGAGTTATTGACGAAATTAGAAACTTTAAATTATAGAAAAATTGATGAAAACAGAAGTAACAAGAACGGTTGTGACGTTGGTTGAAGTGCATACCCGTGAAACAGGTGACGCCACTGTAAAGGGTGTGAGCAAAGTATCTGATGATTCCACATTGTCAAGAAAGATATGGATTAATGGGGAAGAAGTGTATGCTGAACAGTACCCGACACGTTGCATAGACAAATTTGCGCAACCGGAACTCCAAGCATTTGTAGAAATGTTGAGTAAGTATAAAGTACCACGCAAAAGGAGCGTGTACCTATCTACGGGCTTCTATAAGACATTATGTATAATCTTGGCGTGTATTTGGTTGGTTACGTTGTTATTCTTTCTATACAGACTTAATTTGAGCGTATGAGAAAACAATTACCACCACCCCCGCCAAAGCCAAGAGAGGGGCAGACAAGAGTAAGAAGTTGGTTTGCTTGGCGACCCGTAACGATTGGATACGAACAACGTTGGTTGGAAAAAGTAACTGTATTAGAAGTGTGCCGTTACCACAGTCTTCCGCATATTGGGGAAGTGCCTGAATGGGACAAAGTTAAATTTATAGATGAATAAAATATGGACAAAATTTTAGATAAACTGAAGAAAGCTGAATTGTTCCTATTGGATAATTACAGGTCTAAGAAGCCGAAAAGTGCCAAAGCTAAACAGTTGCGTCAGGAACAACTGGATAAACGCAAAAAGAAAAACAGGCATGTGAAACGGCTTAACAAGAAAGTGAGGGTATAATGAAAAATATTTGTTATTTATTGGCGACAATGTTTTTGAATGAAAACGGAAAAACAGGGCATCAGAATGTATATGTAAGTGTTAAGGGAAAATTTATACTGTCAAAGGTTGCCAATCGTATTTGTCAAGATTATGGTTTTCAAAAAGTAGTTGTTTTGTATAGAACGGAAGTGACAAAGATGGAATTTGAAGCAAACTTTGCTGAAAATCCAGAGATATGTTGTTATTGTCTATCCTAAATAAATTGAGGGTGTATGTTTTTAGATGTGAACAGAAGAGAAATACAACTTGGTGACAAACTGGCTGATGTAAGTGGTGAATGGTATGCAGATGACGAAACACCCGTAGTAGAAAGCGAGGGTGATGAGTTGTGTATTTATGTGGACGGGACTACGATTTACCTGTCTGAAATAGAAACTGAGAAAATATGTTTAATAGTGGATTAATATGGAAATACAAGAAGTGACATTGAATATTCCACTGCAATATAAGGCGGTGCAGTATTGTGAAGGGCATTTTGATGAGTTGCGTGAATGGGTAGAAAAAGAAAGTCTTGGAATTTTACAAGTGATGTTCACCCGTAGTACAACTCCAGGGAAACCGTTTGTGTATATTTATGATACACAGAGGGACAGATGTGTGCCTGTTGAGGCTGAGAATTGGGTATTGCTACCTATTACGACCTCGCATGGGGTATATCCGACTTATCATGTAGTAGTGGATGAACTGTTCAGAAAGATGTTTGTTGAACCAACCGCTAATAATGAAGAGCGTGAAATGTGTATTGCTGATGCGTTGCAGATATGCGACGGAGGAATACCTATCAGAAGAAAAAGTTGGGGTGCAAATGAAGACGGATTTAATGCGTTCGTTATGTTGCTGAACGTACATGTGGCTTCACATCTTCCAGAAAGATTTAGAGCAGCCGTACAGTTTGACGGGCGTAGCCGTGAAATTACAACGGAGAAACAATACCTGTTGGTTACTCCTAAATTTATTAATGAAGTAGAAATAAATTGGCACGCTACTCCATACGTACCAACATGGAGGGATATACGGGCGAATGATTGGGTAGTGGCTTATAAAAAGAAAAATTAGTATTATGGCAGAAAAAGAAACGCAGGAGAGCATATTGCATCTCCCTATTCCGCAAGAGGCGGTAAATGTAATAGTAGAACCAGACCGTACTGAAGATGTATATCTGGTGGTAAAGTTAGGGGGTGATAACAAACGTACTGTGACATACGTGGCGGCAGCAAAAGAGAACCCTGATGAGGTGCTAAGACAGATGAAGAGTGTATTGAATAAACCAAAGGGAAGCATATTTGCAGCCATACAGCAACTCGGCAAGTTGTTTGAGAAGTACTTTGGTACAAGGGTGCGAGGAGAGAATGATGGGGTGGCAGATTGATGAATATTGGTATATGAGTGATGCGATTTTCATCATCTGGGGATTGGCGGGGCTAGCGTATATCCTCCTCGTGTGTCTGATAGTTTTAGCACTGTTCAATAAAAGAATGGCGGGGTGGAAAATGCTCCCCGTTCTGATAGACTGGCTGTTTGTAATGGGTACTCTACTTGCATTCGTAGGGTTCTTTGCGTGGCAGCTTATAAGGTAATCGACGGTGGATATAGGTGGTCTACGAAAATTGAAATTGTAAATTCGAGTGGGATGTCAGTAGGGGTGATTTGGACGTGATAAAGCCGAATCGCTCCTATTGATGTCTTAAAGAAAAAGGCAGGTGGATAATCACATAAGTCGCTGACAGTTAAAATTGTAGGTACTCAAAAAGAATAAAGGGGGTGGGCACACAATCAGTGATGAATAATAGGGAGTAGCATAGGTAGAGGACATATAGTAGGTAGTATAGAGGGTAGATAGGTACAGGGGTAGAGGAATAGGTAGGTGATAGGAGATATAGAGAGTGGTTGAGGGTGTGCGGGGGTTGGTTTAGAGGGGGTGTGGTTGAGTGCGAGGGATGGTTCGGGGTTGGTGGGTTGGGTGGTTATATAGTGGTTACAGGAGTTTTGAGGCGAAATTCCCGCCCGCATCAATATCCCTGAAGACCGAGGGCTGTCGTGTGGAGCAGGTGTTTTTATCCCGAGTTTCGTACCCTGTTCCTAATATGGTAATTTATGTTTACCAAAAACTCGGTAAACTCCCTAGTAGAACCGAGTAGCAAAATATTTACAAATGACATGGTTTGTCTCCTACGAAACCCGAGTAAAACCGAACCACGAAACAGGCTGTCACAGACACTAAAATGGACAAACAATAAGAAAAATCAAGATAATCTGAAAGAAAAGTCCGGGCAACTCTTGTTTATTCAAGAATTATATGTACCTTTGCAGTGTTGATAAAGGTTATCAACGGTGTGGGTGGCACATTCCACTCGGTTTTAATGCTTGGTATTATGAAGGCAAGTTCAGTTTTAGTTTCCAGAGTTAAAGAAATCGTTGCTATTAACGGTGAAGTTAAACTTAATAATCCAGTAACGATTAGTTACCAAAGATACAACGGGTATAATTACACTACTAAGCAACATGAATACGTGCCGACAACGGTACAAATAAGAGAGGTGTACCGTTACGGTAAGAGAGGCGAAGTTAGACTTAGTGAGGGCTTTAACTACTGGAGACCTACTGAATTAACAGCCAAAGAATGTGAGGCAATATTGGCACAGCTCCCCAACTAGGGAGCTTTTTAAATAAAATCTAAGAATTTCCCCGAGCACTCCTTGGATATTCAAATAAAAAGACTACCTTTGTAACATCAAAATCAATAAACAGTATTTAAATAATAGGAGGAAACAGATATGGCAACTAGAGACGAATTAGTAGCAATGAACAGTAAGCAATTAGAAGAAATTTGTGGGTTAATACAAAAAGAGTGCCCGCTCGCAAAACAAGTGCGATACAGTTGCACCAACTTTTACCCGAACATTTGTTTTATTGTAGTGGACGCTTTGAACCCGCAGGACTACCCGAACGGTATTAGCGACAACAGCGTTTTCTTGATGTTTCGTGTGGATTTTGAGGCAAAGACGGTGGAGTACAAACGTAGCGGATTTATTTACCTGTCAGAAAAAGACAAGCGTGAAAACCCGAAGCTCCGCTATTTGGCGATGAACAGCATGTTTGAGATAGCTACACGAGCAGGCGTGAGAAAGATGCGTAGAAGCCGACATAAGGACAACGCAACGTCGGCTCACAAGATGGCTACCTACTTTAATGAGGTGATGAAAAAGGTAGTGGAATATACTGGCAGTTACCCGTACAAACAGGGTGTTGAAAAATAATTTTGAGTTTTATTGATGAATTTATAGGGGCAGGTCTTGGATATTCCAGATTTTGCCCCTATATTTGTACTGTCAAGTTAAATCAATAACATCAATAAGTCATGAGAACAGTAAAAAACATTCAGCAAGAAGTATTAGCAACGGCTCAAGTAACACTCGACGAGTTAAGAGCCTCTATCGAAAAGTTCTGGGAACAGGGTTGGAGTACATACCAAGAGGCTCTGAGCCTGTACAAGTCATCAGCATGGTATATCCACAATCATGAGTTGAGAGTCGAGGACTACGAAAGTATCAAGCGTCTTTATACGATGATAGCTAAGGGCACGACTCCTAACTGTGTGGGTGAACTACCTGATGAGGCAGAGAAAGCCTACGCTCGTAAACGTCTTCAGGAAAATGAGGAAGAATATCCGAAGTCATTACAGACAGTTGAGGCAACGGCTCTTCGTCGTCAGTATTACAGCCTGTGCGGGTACACCCATGAGGATGAGATAGTATGGGACAGAACCAAATCGACCTCCTATCGTAACCACCCGTCAATCAAAAAGAACGAGGAACTTCAGAAGTCAGGCATCCTGAACCTGTTCTTCTATTGCAAATCACGTGAGGAGTTCGAGGCAAAGCGTGAGTCAGAGGTAAAGTTCATCATCGCTGCTGCCACAGCTAAACTCATGGGTCAGGTGGAAAAGAAACTCGCTCCTATAAAGGATGAAATACAATCGTTCAACCTCATCTCTTTTCACGGTCAGCAGGGCAACTATGTAGGCGAGTGGGTAGTAATTACAGCCGGAAGCCGTTATCTCTTCAAAACGAGCTGTATCTTGGCTGGTGGTTATAACATACAATGTCTTCACGCTCGTTACATAGCTCATCTCAAACAGTTGAAGAAATAAATCTTGAGTAATCCCCGGAATTTTCCGGGGATTTTATTGATATATCAAATGAATCCAGTATATTTGTAGCGTCAAATTAATTCAATAACAATTAAAACTCAAAATTATGGCAGCAATTACCGAAAAACAAATGGGCTTTCTTAAAAGCCTTGTCCAAAAAGTCTTTAAGGGGCAACCGGATTTTATTAACGAATTTAGTGCTAAAGCTGACACGTTTACAAGTACATCAGCTTCTATTATGATTAGCGGGCTTAAACAAGAATTGGACATACGGAAATTACCATCCTCTTTGCGTTTAAGTGTATATTCCGCTAGTAATTTGGACGATATGGGTTTACCTAAATTTATGAACGAATACAAGAAATATTAAGGAGAGTACAGCTATGGCAGAGAAAATTTATAACTTCATTTGTGGACGGTTCGGTAGCCGCATACTGAAACCCCGTTACCGTAATGTGTGGATAAAGTTTTGGACGAGCGTTATTATAAGCCTGTTCCTATTGGTATTGTACTTCATTGTACAGGCGTGGAGCGTTGTGGTTGAGTGTTTAAACAGAGTTATTTGGAACTATTAGATAAGGGTTGAGTATGGCGGTAGTTAGTGCCTATATAGGCAAAACAAGTGAGAGTGGACAGGCGACAATGTATAATGTCGCCTTTCGTTATAATGGACGGGACTATTTACAGAACGTTTGGGTTCCGAAGTCAGCCGTGTACTATTACAGGGCGCAGACCTGCAAACTAAGCGTTGATGATTGGGTACTCAAAAAGGTCGTGGAGCTAGCCGTGGCAAACCCTAATAAACCGTTCGTAGACCGAGGAGCATTGCTGAACGGTGTAGAATGGTAGTATAATAACCAAACTAATAAATAAGAATTATGATGGTAAATTTAAACAGCGTGCCCGAGCGCACATGGATGCGAGTAATACAAGCATGTGACGAACAGTGGGTGCATCGTTCAGCGTGCGGTCGCTACCTATTGACAAGACAACGGGTGCACACTCCAGGACACGACTACCAAATCCACATCCGACCCCTGTTGGGTGGTGGCAGCATGGGAATGAGGAACTGTTACCTACGTGCGAACGAAGACAACTGTTGGGAGATTACCGTTTGCGACGATTTGCGACACGGACGCCTCGTAACGGTGCATACTTATCACCCGAACGCCTTAAACGTTATGTTGACCACTTTAGAGCGTGATACGACATACTTTAAGAGCCTACGTACACATGAGCCAACACCAGACGCTCGCAGGGAACTGGAAGAACGCTTTGCGAACTGTGTTATCAACGAAATCTTTGGATGACCCTCTGTACAGGACTTGCAGGCATAAAATCAAAATATTTTGAAGAATTTCCGGATAAACTCTTGCACAATTCAATTGAAGTAACTACATTTGCAATGTCAAATTAATTCAATAAACAATTTAAAATTCAATAGTTATGAAAGCAACAGTAAACAATTCCGCAAATTTCGTGATTAACAACGATATGTTGAACGAAACAAAATGTCTGAAGTATGTAAGCAAACCAACTATGTTGGAAGAAATTGTTAATATACAGGTAGCACTCGCCAAGCTGAACAGCAACTACACGCCACGTCAATACACCGAAAAGAACAGTAAACAGGAACTGTTTGAGGGTTATGGACGCCTCGTTACCATTTACAAGGAGTTAAGCGAAAAGCGTGAAGCCGAGAGTGCTAAGAACGTGGCGACTTGCATTAAGACGGCTGACGTATTGGCAGAGGAAACACGTGCAAAGGCTGAGGCTGAAGCCGCTAAGAAAGCTGAAGAAGAAGCTAAACGGGCGAAAAAGGCTGCAAAGGTAGCCAAGTCAGAGGCAGAACCGAAAGCCGCCAAAGAGAACGTAAACACTGATAAAAAGGCACGTCGTGGGGATGCCCAAGAACGGTTGGACAAGTACACGGCTGAACTTAAAGAAAAAGAAGCCATTGCCGAACCCTCTAAAGAGGTTAAACACCGCATTGCGAGCCTGAAACGTAAAATAGCTCGTGCCGAAAAGGCTCTGGGCAACGTAACAGTTACTAACGAATAATCTACTTGACATGGGAACAACAGCAAAGAGCCCCGAAATTGGGGCTCGTTATTATAGAGTGTACGTGTTAAACAGTGACGGAACCCGTTTTAAGACACTGGACAAGGTATATCGCAAGTCAGCTCAAGCGGCTGCAAATAAAGCCGCCCGAATTGTAGCCGCTAACGACCGTAACATTACCGCTGAAGCATTGTTGTGTCGTGTGTACTGTATGCCGAGCGGGCGACATAGCGGTTTGTATTATGGAAAGACAGGAATTAAAAATAAGGAGAAATAGATTATGGCAAAGAAAAAGGAAAAGAAAGGGTTTACGCCCGAACTTCACGAGTTATTTGATACCCTTTATGCGAAACTTCGTGAATATGGACAGTGTTGCGCATTTATCGCTATTTGTGACAACAAAAACGAAATCACCAAACGTATTGGAATTATTGATGAGGTAACACATCAAGAAGAGGGTGGAGTTGTATTGCCTGACACGGCTATTGCGAACGCTATGGGTGGGGATAGCCCACAGGATATCGCTGGACGGCACTTGGTATATAATGCGGTTCTGTCGTACTTACACGAATACCCCGATGAGATACCTGAATTTTATAAAAATTTACAGGCAATGCTCTCAGATTTGTTGGAAGACCCTGATGAAGATGATGGGGCTGACACTCCAGTAGAGGCAGAAATCCCTATTATCATTCCCGCTAAGCCCAATCCTCATGGAGACTGCTAATAAAATGCACCTGCTCGTCACTACGGTGTCAAGACGGGTGGCTGCACAGTACTTCGTAGAACGTAAAATACCGTTCAGCGTGTCTTATGGCGTTAACCCTATGGGCGAGCAAGTCATTATATTCACTGTTGAGGCTGACAGTTTTAACGATATTTGCGAATTTAACGACATGATACTTGAGGTACAAGGATACCTCGCTTCTTATGATGTTACACCTTTTATACACTTACAATCATGATTTACGGACTTTATTTAGCTTATAGTAAATGGGAAGTACTACCCGATGAAGAATGTGCTGACCCTACGGTTCCTCGTTATCCCGCTTCTGTTGCCCGTGTACGGGCTTATGACAACAAACGTGACCAGATGGAAGCGTATGCGAATACAATGTGCCCCGCCTCACAGACGTTTGAGGCTGAAACTAAAGAAGAATTTGACGCCAAAGTCGCAGAGTTTAAAAAGAATTTTGAGGACGAGGCGTGGCTAGCTGAAAACATTGACCCGTACCTGTAATTATGAAAAAGATGTGGAAATATTATATTCCTATTGTTGGGATAGGTATTATGTTCAGCAACTGGACAAAGTTTTCCGAAAACGACCCTACGGGTATTCATTGGGTGATGACTGCATTTTGGCAGTCTATCTGGACAACTGTTATATTAATAATTTTGTTATTTGAGCCATGAAACCAATAAAGATAATAAGAGTAAAGATGCACGCTGCAACTCGTAAAAGACGTCTAGTTAACCGTTTGATTCGCAAGGTAAACAAACTAACAGCCGAGGCGCAATATTGGCGCAAACGAGCTAAGAAGCTAGCTAGCGGGGCGATAGAGGTTGAGGATGATACACCACCTACTAATAAATCGGTATGGCAGAACCCGCCTGACACTATGCGAAGAAACCTGTTGGTCTGTATGATTAATAACATATCGGGGGAAAGGCTGTATCAGGTAGTACGCAACGTGTCACTTACCCGAATTTTAATAGACGTTGCCAGCCCTGTCCCAAGATGTATTATTTCATTTGAATGGAATGGCACTATGTACGTGAGTGCCACTAAGGACGAAGACTGTAACCCAATTTATCGCCTAGAAATTTAGGTCAATTGTTAAATCTTAGGAATATCCCGGAAATATTTCCGGGATTTCTTGTTTATATAAATCCCTCCCACTATATTTGCGCTGTCAATCAATAAAAACAAAGAAATTATGAAGATAACAGACATTACCCTGGAAATACGTACCGAGGACGGTCAGAGTCACTTGGTAGTCTTTGACAAATGGGATTTCGCTCCTGACGGTGCGGTGGTGCTAGCTGGACAACTCGTACGTGAGAAGTGGCGTGCCATATTTGGTGACAGTAGCCAATTACAGGACGGACAGATACGCTCGGTCATGGATTGTAGTGCGTTGGTGCGTTTTTACTATAATGACGCTATGCGAACAGCCGCTATCACGCATATCACGAACAAGGCGTTTCGCATCATTAACAACGATTTGGGTGTGACATGGATACCGAAGAACATACTACGTTGGAGCCGAGTAGCGCAACAGTTCGTAGTCGTGGATGAAACCTATAAGCCGGACTTTACGATGGTAGTGGCAGAGGGTATGGACGAATATCCAACCGAGTTTGATGCTCACGATGAACTTATTGACGCATTGGACACGCCCGTAACTATACCAACAGATGATAATATTACTAACGATAACGAGGAGAACCAATTATGAGAACAAGAATTTTGATAGGTCTGTTTACAGTCCTGATGCTTGGTGCAAGTTGTACCACGGCACAAAACAGTAAGGAAACGTTTTACGACAAAGTGCTGTCCCTAAATTTGGACGATGAAATGTTGCGTGATGACGGGACAACTCTTAAGATTACCGAACTCGCACCCCAACAGTTTAGGTTAAGAGCGTGCAAGGGCGACGACCTTATGTTTGTTGCATGGGTGGAATTACGAGCCGTAGAGAACACCGTGAATAACAGGGTGTTTAGAAATAAATTTGGTATGCTCGGCACTTATACCGCTCCAGTAGTTTATATCTACACAGGCGAAGCCGTGCAATTTAACCGCAAGGATAAAAGCGTAGCGACCACGATTATAACTTCTACACGACTGGAAAACTACGTAGCCCGAAAAACGGTGAATATAGAACAGCAAGACGGATGCGGCAACTGTATTTTCGTGGACAACCGCCCGTTTAATCATCCGGAAGAAAAAGGTCAGGTTTCCTATTTATTCCCTCTAAATCAGTAGAGTTATGTGGATATTACTGAATAACCAACCCGTGTGCGTCTTTAACATTAAGAATGTATCAGGGATAATAAGATTAACCCCCAAATTATTTTATAGGGATAATAACGATATCCGTAAAGAAAGTGTGTTGTCACACATATATTCTGACGCTTATAAGTTGTATCGGCAGGAGAAGGAACGCACATTGTCATTAATTACAGAGGAAGACAGCCAGAACCCCAGAGGAAACCAAATAATTTCCGCCTATGAAAGAGCATTAATGGGTACTAAACACGTATTCGGATGGTATTTTGTCATTCAGTTGAACGGTGGAACAACATTGTATTCTTCTTTATATCCGAGTGAAGAATACGCTGCACAAATAAGAGATAGCCTGTTGCAGACTATTAATAAAATCACGGCTGAATTGCCTAAAATAACAATATAATGAACAGGTTACGTTTCAAGAAAAGTTTGGGAATTGTTTGGTGGGTAACGTGGCGCATGGTTGTTCTTGCTTCATTTATCATGCTAATCAATAAGGCGTGTATTGGAGTGCAATGCAGCAAACCAATAGTTACCCCGACTGACAGTGTGAACGTCGCTACAACGCTCCAAGATAGTGTGTACGGGGCGATATACGCTTTGCGAATACAGCACCCAGACATTGTGATGGCGCAGTGCATTGAAGAAAGCGGACACTTTACGAGCCGTCTATTCTTAGACGGGCACAACTGCACCGGAATGAAAGTACCCTCTACCCGCCCGACGCTTGCTGTTGGGGTGTTGTACGGGCACGCCTGTTTCAACAGTTGGTACGAATGTCTTGTGGATTATGCTCTTTGGCAGACAGCATTTGCCCGCAACCTGTCACGTGACGAATACCTCACCTATTTGGACAGAGTTTATGCAGAGAAGAAAAATTACTCACAACGTATAAAAACCATAATTAAAACCAATGGATTATGAATTTAGAGGAAATTAAGAAACTGTACGAAGAGTGCAAACAGAACGTGGACGCTCTTGCTTTTGAAATGGCTATTCCCGTAGCCGAGTTAATGGCACGGGGCGAAAATGAAGCCGCTGACAAACTTGACAAGGAGAACCGAGCTAGCTTGGAAGACTTTATGCGAAACCACGTTGGCGGTTTGTGTGACACAGACGTGGAAGAAGTGCTTGAAGAATATGCGTGGAACACTTTAAAATAAGATAGATTATGGAAGAAGCTGAAAAATTTTTGTGGGAAGAGATAGCACAACTCCCCGAACATAAAAGAGCATTTGACACTGACGTGTTTAATGCTATTATTGCAGCGATGAAACGTTATGCCGCTGAAAAGTGTGATGAGTTAAAGCAAGATTTTGCAGAGTTTTACAGTGATGAATGTAGATAGTTATGTCAATGATAGATGATGGTGAATGTCGTGCGTGTGGCTGCATGGACGAAGAGGCGTGCGCACGTTGCCAACAGGCAAAGAACGAGGAAAATGTACGGGAAATGCAGAAAGGATGTGCCTATCTGGGCTGTCTAATTTTGATTGGGATGATAATCGGAATATTACTTGCATTATTTATGATACTACCTATAAATATGACAGAATGATAAAGGTTGAAGTGATAAGTAATAAATCTCATAAAAGAATTCTTAAATGCCAAGAGGGAAAGAGGGTTTGGTATCAAATATGGATTCCCAATTTGGATATGAATTGTATTGAAAGATACTTTAAGGGTTATAATGAAGTTAAGAGATGGTGGTTGCCTAATCTTCAACTTTGGTATGTTTTCTTTTATGAAAAGAAAGGTGGCAAAGTCCGAGGAGTTCTTGGAAAGGATAGGACTAAGGATTTAATTAGGAGTATTCTGTAATAAGTTGCAAATGTGATATGTGACAACCGGATGATAACCTGATGTCACGTATATAATAACCAAAGTTCTATTTTTATTAATTAAATTAAAACGAAAATGAGAAAATCAGAATTTATTAAGGCTTTAGCCGAAGAGTGTGGTTTGAGCCAAAGAGATTGCGAAAAAGTGGTGGATGCGATGACCCCTGTTATCGTTACCGAATGTGTTGAAAACGGTGGTGAAATCAGCCTGCCATTCGGTAAATTCAAACAGAAAATCAACCCCGCAAAAGTAGGTAACAACCCGTTGACGAACAAACCGCTTGACATCCCGGAAAGTCATACACTTGGCTTCAAGCCGTCAAAGACAATTAAGGTTGTCATTGAACCGAAGAAAGCCGCTAAAAAGAAATAGTATTGTGTTTACATAATACAATTATTTTCAGATTTATTAAATTCCATTGAGAAGCCGTTGCCTGTGAGGGTTGCGGCTTTTATTTTGAATTTATGTAAAGAATTTCCCGAGTGTTTCCTTGGATATTCCATAAGAACCCGTATATTTGCGTAGTCAATTAAATAAACAACGTCATGAAAGGTAACAGGTACTACGCAAATTTGGACTTTAGCAAACCAATTGGAACTCACCGTTGGGTTGATAACATTAAGTCACGTCGGCAGCTTGCAAAAGTGGCTTTGGTAGCAATGGCTCGCATTCAACAAGCCGAACAGGGAACAATTACTTGTCCCTACGAATTAGCTAGCTCATCCATGAAAGACGGACGCACGCTAATACAAACCATTTACGAGGATGGCTATGTAATGTACAACGATGGATGGTTTATTGTTGAATGCGAGGAAGACGGTTGTTTATATGTTGATGTAACGGGTTTTGCAATGAGAGAAAACCCTGACTACGAAAATATGGAATATATAATGGATGCAGCCTGTAAGGAAGCGCATGAGGCTTATTTGGCTGATTTAAACGAATAATGATATGGACTACAAAGAATTTAGAGCTGAAATGGAAGACTTGGAAGAACAGTACAAGTTGGAAAAGAAACGCATTTTAACCGAGTACGTAATGTCGTGGTGTCCCTATAAAGTTGGGGACTTAGTACGTGACCACATTGGATACGTAAAAATTCTAAGCATCCACCCTATTATCGGCATCTGCAATAAAGTGGATATAATGATGAAAGGTGTGGAATATACTGTAAATAAAGAACCGAAAAAGAACGGGGCAACTCGTCAAATTTATCACAGTAATATTGAACAGTATGAAAACAGTACCAAGAAAGAAAACAGCAAGTAAGCCCCAAACAGTTCCTGACAGCGGGCAACCGTGCATTATCTACTCCCCCACAAAAGTAAAAACGGCTACTCATGGAGATTTTTGCCGTAGGTGGTTTGGCGTGGTAGATATGAGCGATGCGATAGGAAAGCATTACGCTCCTATATTGAGCACTCACGGAGAACATTTTGAGTTTCGTATCGCAAGATTTTACAATTTTAGGGACATTAAAACGGAGGAACCCCGTACGATAGTGCGATGTGTGGAAACGGGGGAAGTCTGGATACTTAAAACTGATTGGGCACAATCTTTGACTAGGACTGATGAAAATACTAAACAAACCATCATTCTCATTCCGCAGCCTGTTAAAAACTACCGCCAGATATTGGACTTTATGAAACTGTTTTACAGCGACGGAGAAACGATGAAACGTTTAATTAGTATCGGCAGAATTAAGGAGATACTGAAATAATACAAAAGATTATGGAAAAGGAATTAAAAACATTGTTGCGCAAGTTGGCAGCCGAATATGAAACAAAAGATTTCATAAACGATGACCCCGTGCGCTTTGTTCACGCCTATGCTGACAAACAGGATATGGAAATCGTAGGATTCATTGCTTCTTGGTTGGCGTATGGCAATCGCAAGGTTATTGTTTCCGCTATACAGGCACTCATCAATGAAATGAACTACCTGTCATCGGGTAGCCCGTTCGTCTTTATAGTGGAACGCAGGTGGGAACAGATGGAGCACCTAAAAGATGCCGTTCTGTACCGCTTCTACAAATGGGGCGATTTCTACGACTTGTGTGAACGTCTGTATGACATTTACCAGAACTTCACCACTATGGAACAGGCAGTTTGCAAACAGTACGATGAAATTAAGAACCCTGATTGGGTGCAATCAGTTTTAAACCTGTTTCCAGGAGTTAAGGGCGTGCCCAAAGATACGAAGAGTGCCTGTAAGCGAGTTTGCATGTTCATGCGCTGGATGGTGCGGTGGGGCAGTGATGTTGACCTCGGTATATGGTCTTTCATCCCTACTAGCAAACTAATCGTGCCACTGGACACTCACGTCGCTCGTATGGCTCGTCAATTGGGTCTTATTACCGTAAAAGGCAATAACATGAGGGCAGCGTACCAATTAACACAGCAATGTCGTCTAGCGTTCCCAAACGACCCCGCAAAAGCTGACTTCGCATTATTCGGATATGGTATAACACATAAAAACAGGAAAGATGAAGATATTAAAGAAATTATTGCGTAAACTATTTTTCTGGCTGTTTAAAGAGGACTTTCAAGCTATGGAAAAGCGGTGTAAAGATTTAGACGGATTAATCCATAGACAAAAATGCGCAACTCAAGAAGCTGAAGTTTGTGCCAAGCGCATCAGAAAAATGATGGGGAATATTGATATTTCAGTTGATGTTCACACACGGGGTCGGTCATGGGCTGTTTTGTCCTTACAGGGCAAGAAAACCGACTTTATTAAGTTTGTAGACCTAGGAGATAGAGATGTTTGTGAAATACAGAAATTTTTGCGTACTTTTGACAGGGAGCAAGTAAAGATAGATGCAAATCCCTTTATTACAATGGGAATTAAAGACCACTTATTAAAAATTGGAAAAGATGAATTGTACTAACGAAACTATATTCTTGATTATCGCCCTATTATTTGCAGGCGTATTCATTGTATTGCGACACCTATATGCAGAACGTCATCCTCGGTGCATACATTGCGGCAAACGTAGTAAGCGCAAAAATTGGCGACCTGTAAATTATTACAAGAGTAAAAATTCCGGACATCACATTTGTCCAAAGTGTAACCGCATCAGCAAAATTGAATTTTAGTATGCTTAAAGCTCACAGATTTCACGTAAAATTCACCGTGCATACCATTATGTCAGAGGGCGGTGATGTAACCATGGAAGAGGATTACACACTCTCCTATCGTACGGAAGAATGGGAACCGGAAAGCCCTAACAATCTAAAGTTCTCTAAAACGCACATTCAGGGCGCAACGGGTATAATTGCTAAGGATTTGGGCGTTCATCGCTCACAGATAAGAATAACCGACATTTACAAAGTACATAACAGCTTAATAATAGAATAAATTATGACTAGAACAGAAAGGAATTTACACATGGGTTCACCTACAAAAGATGCACCCACCGGAACGTTAACTTATAGTGAGGCTTATGCGTTGGCTCAAAAGGGCGCAAAGATAACTCACCGCTATATGGCGGCTAATGAATGGATGACAGTATTGCCGAACGGGCGCATTTGTTTTGAGGACGGATGTGAACAAACTGTTGTGGAGTTTTGGGCGGTGCGTCGTGGTCAAACAGGATGGACAGACGGTTGGAGCGTATTTAACGAAGCCAAATAGTGAGGAAAGTGCACGCTTCACTATAAGAGTGAATTATTAATAACTAAATTTTAGTAAAATGAAGAAAGACTTTATTACCGTGACCCCTGACACTGGGGGGGGTAGTCAACAGGTTCAAGTAACCGCTGATGCTAACCCTAGCTTTGCAAGTCGTGAAACTACATTAAACTTCTCCGCTTCTGGGGGGGGGGCTTTGAAAAACGTTAAAGCCGTTCAAAGCGGAACTCCGTTCAATGCTTCTTTATTCTGTTCTCTGAGAGGGAAGTTTACCAAAAGTTCTTCTGGTAGTCAAACTGTTTCCCCTATAATGAATCTACCGGAAAGTCCGACATTTGTAGAAGGAGTGCTGACTCAATCGGTAGATGTAAGTTTCAAACTTTCGTCTCCGGGAGGAAGTTATGATACTGTTTCCGGAACCTTTGGGGTTCAAGTTGTTTTCGATTCTTCGATAAATGTAACTTATTCCTTAGATGGTGGAAGCCAATCTACAGCCACACCAAAGGTCATCCCTGATTCAAGTTATTCTTATTCAAAGATTAGTCTTTCGGCTGCGGATTATTCTTTAGGAATAACTCATCGGGTTGCATTAGACATATTTTTAAATGGGGTTAAAGTTATAACTTTTAACTTTGAACTATATTTCTAAATTCTTTAAGAATCCCGGAAGAAATTCCGGGATTTTCTTTGGATATATCAATTAGTCTGCCTACATTTGCAGTGTCAATCAAGTTAATCACATTAAAACTCAAATGTTATGGCAAACTTGCAAGAATTTCATTTTAGTACAGGCGTTAAGCCTTATAGTCACGTTCCAGCCGTTCCAGTAGGAAAACATGAATTTGTTGACGGCAACGGTGTAAAGATAATTCGCTTCTATTGTGAAGATGTGCCACAGGGCGCACAGTTTCAATTCGCTTCACCTTATCCCAACTGCAAAGAAGCCGCTTATGAACATTGGATTGTTCGTGAAATTGTTGATGGTGGTTTAGCCTCTAAATATGCTTACTTTTATTTGCCAACGTTATGAAGAATACTGTAAAAATTCGCATTACAAAAATGGAATATAAACGTAACTGTGAAAACTTTTGTAATACGGTTTTAATGTTACGTAAAGCCCGCAATATAGGTGATGAAGAAACGGTTAATCATTACGTATTAAGCCGATTAAACAGCCAGAAAGGAGACAAATTTGATTTTGAAATTCTTTAATACTAAATAATCATGAAAGCCATTGTAGAAAACCCGCTTTTGGATATGCGTGCCTACGCAGCTAGTTTATTCGTTGAAATTCTTAACGAAATAACTGCCTGCAAAAACGAAGAAGAATTACGTCGCTGTGTAAGGTTATTAGAAAAACGCCATAAATACGATAAACCAGAATTATCATGGTATTTTAAATGGGGCTTCGGTCATAATCATTTTTGGGTGAGTGACCTTAACGGGGTTCGTCTGATATTTGTGGAGTTTTAAGAAACTCCACTACTTATGCGTATATTTCACAAATTTATTAACTTCCTAAAATAAAGAAAAATGGATTTAAAAGACAAAAGAATTGTATTTGTAGGGCTGGACGATGTGCTTATTAAAACACATTCCAACCAAGAAAAGCCCGTGGGCGTGTGGGACATGGAATTCAACCTGAATGTGTTGGATAAGTTGAAACAGCTTAATCCAATTGCTATCTTTGTTGTAAGCAACCAACCGGACATTCCTGCCAAATTACACCCGTCACTGTTCCAAGCGAAGTTCGTGTATGTTATTGCAGCACTTCAGGAATACATTGGTATGACGGTTTTCCCCGCTGGACAGTATGCGCCTGAAATGCCAGAGGGCGAAGCTCCTATCGCTATGCCGAATTCGACTATGTTGTTGACAATGTTTAATGAGTTCCTAGCAACGTCTCGTATGGAGCTTAATAGAGAGGATTGCGTAGTGATTGGTACGGGTGAAGAGTATGCGGGTGCGGCTCAAGCCTTTGGATGTGATTATTTGGACGTGGCACATTTGTTGGAAGAAAATTTGGGCGAGCCTCTATTCAAGCTCGTATGGAATATTCCGTCCTACGATTTGGTAATTGACCCCGAAAATCAAGCTATTATGGAAAATCTACCGTGGGAATTTGCGGTGCACCGTGCGGAACAGATTAACAAGCTGCCATTTAAACAAGCGGATGTTCTTGTTGTTACTCAAAAATGGGTGGCTCCAAAACCTATGGAACATAAAGAATTTAAAGTAGATGCTCGCAAGCTGTCAAAGGGAGCTCAACGAAAAGTTGCGATGCAAATCAAGAAAGGAGGGAAGAAGTAATGGCTATAATTAACGTAGAACTCCGCATGATGATTGCCGAACGTTTGGCAAATGACAATTACCGTGAAGAAATTAAAGAGGTAAAAGAATCGTTACGCCTGCACCTATTAGCATACCTCAAGGAAAATTATATTCCTAAAGAGGTGCAAACGGTGTTTGAAAAGCATCCACAGTTTTTCAAGGCAGTTGATGCGATTTACATAGCCTCCTACAATTTTAAAAGTTATCTGCCTGCTGAATGGGGGAGCCGTACTCATCACTTAGATATTAATTTCCATGAAAGTTTGCCCCTAGACAAAGAAGAGGTTTACACTTTACTGAAATCCATTCCTAAAGAAAACTATATCCACGAATTAATGTGCAAGTATTTTAAATTGGAAATGGACAGGTACTTTATGGAAAAGCGGTTGAAATGTATCATGCAGACCCAACGGTTTACACCAAAGACATTGAAGCAAGACTTTCCAGAGGCTTACAAAGTGTATTTGGACATTACGACTTCTGATGCTTACGACAGTGCCAAAGAACCAAACGGAGCAACCGCTACTCTATGTGACAGTATTGAAAACGTGCGTGCTCAACTAAAATTGAACAGAAATGTTGAAGAAAAAGTACAAGCCAAGTCGGCTGAATAAATGGTACACTAAACACTTCGTTCTGACCCCATGTATGCGGGGTCAGGCAGAAGTTACTGAAGTAGTGCTTGTTTGGTGGTGTTTTATGTCGTTTTTATATAACGATAGTTTGCTCAATATAATTTGTGCGCATGGCGCAACCTTTATAGAAATATTAAAGAAGGAAAATGACACCTATACGCAACAATTTGTTTTTAATGCTAATGGTGAAACTATGTGTATTCCGTCCAGTAAAGGGCGAAGAGAAAGATATTTCAAACAAATCAACGGGATTATTTACGAAATTACGTATGATACCCCACCTGATGAATAACAATTAAATATCAACGATTATGCTAATTTATTTGAATGGAATACCCCTGCAAGGTAATTCAAAAACACAACGGGTTCAATCCGCATTACCTTTGTCACGTATTGTTGAAGTGACGGAAGTGGAACAAGTGCCCCGATTTGATAACAAATGGGTGTTTAGCATTCGGCTTGACGATGGGCAAGTTGTGTGCTCTGAACCTTGCGAAATTCAGCAAGAAGCTGAAATGCGCCAATTGTCCACAGTAAGTCAAATTAATGCTTTAGAGGTCTACGAGCACCGTTTAAAATGTGATTTGCCCGTGTCAAACATTACTTGTCATTATGTGGACGTTGCTAAAAAACAATTGATACAATTTTCGTTAGACCCGTTGTATCCAGTATTCACTATTAAAATTTAATTTCATGGAAATAGTTAAATATGTCATAGCCTACAAATTTTTGCTCGGAGAATTGCCAAGATATATAGTGCAATCCATAAACATTGACGAAAATCTTGATGCTGATTTTATGCACCGCCTTTGTGAATCATTGGTAAAAGGACGAGAAGTGGCAGACACAAGGCACTTTGGCAAACCTTATATTATTGGGGCTTTTGCTAACAATTCGAAGTTTCCTAATTTTTGTTTTGCATGTAACACAAACGCTGATTTAAGTATTTGTCGTACCTGCAAAATGAAAAAACAGGCGTTGCAGGCTTTAAAAGAGCAAGAAACCCCTGATAATTTAGGTCAGGAACAGGAAAAACCAAGTTTTGACCCGAATAATACGCCAAAAGAAAGAATGAAAGAGCCGTATTATTGCTTCGTTTACGAAGGAACATTTATGAAGATGTCAGAAAATGGTGACAATCCTCCTATCAGCAAGCTAATATTGAAATTTTACGAAAAGAAGCCTCTTGTTCTTAACGAATGGTTGCAGAACAAATTCAAGGAAGAATTTGAAAAACAACAAAAAGAATTCGGCTGGAGCTTGGTAGGTTTGACCCTCGTTAATGTTGAGCCAACAGGCAGTTATTCTGACCCCTCGTGTTTCCACCCTAACGAACCTTACAGAATGTATTGGGTACGTGTGCAGGATATGTCTCAGAAAGAGGGCGGTGTAAACTGGATTCCAGGATTTGAACAGAACGGTAAAATGTGGAGTGTTATCGGTGAATTACTTGACCCCGACAGCCCAGATGACACCCGTCCTTTTAAGGATTCACCTTTTGAAGATTACGTAGTAGTCCGTAAACCTGGAAATTAGCCCTCTATTGCCATTTTATATTGAGCACCGGACAATTGCTTCGGTGCTCTTTTTATTTGCCTGTATAGACGCTTAAAATGCGTTATGCTTTGTGGAACTTCTTTTGTGTTGACTGATGAAAATTGCGTATATTTACACACTCTTAAAAAATGCGTAGAAGAGTTAGTATTAACTTAAAATTATCAAATCATGTACAAAGACTTTGTAAATGTAACCCCTGAAAGCGGTGGCGCAGGCACTACTTCGATAGCTGTTGCCGCTGATGAAAACGAAGGAGCTGCACGCAGCACTTCACTCAATATTGCGGGTGGCGGTGTGACACGAACTGTCTCTATCACTCAAAAGAAAATGCTTGTGGAAAACCAAATTGAAGTTAAATATTGGTTAGACGCAGCAACTAGCGGGACAGGCAAGTCAATTTATTTGGAAGCCTATGCAAACAATGATGTAGCAAGCAACCTGAAAATTAACTTTAGCATTGACCAACAGGGACCGACAGGCGAATGGGAAACCAACACTCCAGTAGAAATACTGATAAATACTGGAGATAACGCTTCCACAACTTATGAAATTCCATATTATGATTACGGATGGCGTTTTCATGAAGAAGTGGCTACTATTACCCCTTCTCAAGATGAAGATTTTATTTATGATTTTGCAGGATTCATTGAAGAATTTAGGGCTCCAGAAATTGGTATCTGGAAAATAAACACGCTTGCAGGAGAACCAAATGGAGGAGAAGCAACAAACCCATCAGCCGTTTATCAAGTTTCTTCAAACGCTGACTTCAAAAAAGTTTTGACTTTTGCTTCTTTGAATGGAGTTACTTTTTATGATGAAAGCGGTTTAGCAAGTATGACACTTACTTGGTTACAAATCCAATATTCAGATGAAATTGGGCAAAAGCCATACGCTATTTCTGTTCGGGGTGGCTTTACAGGAGTATCAGAATTAAACACTATGCTTTGGAGTGGTAAATTCCAAAATGGAGTTATTAATGCAACTTATCAAGCCCAATTTAAAATAGATGGCGTTATTCGCAATTTTAAATGGCGAATTCAAGGAGCACACATTTAACGTATAAATCACGGGGAACTCCGGTTCCCCTATTGTTTCACTTAATAATTATAATTATGAAGAAAGATTTTGTAACAATTACCCCAGATACGGGGGGGGGGCTCGGCTACTCCACAAGTAACCGCTGAACCCAATGTGACGGCACAGTCACGCTCAACAACTCTCAATTTTGATGCCAACGGAAAACAGCTTAAATCCGTTCAAGTCAATCAACTCGGTATTCCATGGTTCATAAATGTGTGTACCGCCATTCAGGGCGAAATAACTGAAGCCAATACAAACGTCGGTCACTTGTTAAAAGAGGTGGACTTTTCTCCTAGTGGAGACGGTGGCAGTATGCAAAATATTCCATTCTTTCAGTATGATTTTGAAATAAATAATTTCAATTATACTAATAAGACAGCTTGGTATTTAGCTCTGGAAGCTAATATATTGGGCACTTTGATTGATACCGTTACGGAGTATTTAATTTTGGAATGGAATTTAGGCAAAGGAGATGGGTGGGAACGAATGGAATTTATGTGGGAAAATACCTTTGAGGGCTATCAATATTGGCGCAATACGACACCCAACGTTTACCCCAATGAATATCCGACAGTTAAAACTGTCCAAATGCGAGTTGGAATTGGTGATAATACTGACCCAGAGCCTATTCATACTTATCTTGCTCAATTTACAGTAAATATCGTATTAAGCCCCCGACCCTAGCGTAGCCAACATGATTTGATTACGCATTTGGATAAGCCGGAAAATTTTCCGGCTTTTTCTTTGCCAATCCAATTTATCTGCCTATCTTTGGGGTGTCAAATTAAAAATGGATTTAGTTATGGAAGTACAAGTAGTTAAAACAACAGTAAAAGCCGCAGCTGGAGTTAAAGAAACGAATTATGCTGCAATTATAAACAAGTATTGTAGACAAATCGGTTTCATTACTGATGATGGTATTTATTTAGAACTTTATGACCAAAACCTAAGAGGTTTTGGTATAGGTAGTTTTCAGAAAATAGATACAGGGGATGCCAAACCGTTTAGATGGTTATGCAAAATAGTAGAAGATAATTGGGACGCTATGTACGACCGCTATACTTTGGCGATAAAAGGATAAGGAAAGATATTTAGATATACGTATAATAGACGTTGACATAACATTATCTTATTATTTAAGCGAAACACCTTTTAAGTTTATCCAGAAGCGTCTGGAGTTAGCAAGATGAAACCCGTGAGGGCGAATATTGTCGTAGTAACAAGAGTTTTAAAGATTATGTTTATTGATTGGCACGGGGCGGAGAATATTCTCCGCCCTTGCTTTTTCAAAGAAATTGATTTACCTTTGTATTTTAAACAACCAAAACGATGAGACCTTTAGTAATAGTTGGAACCTGCAAAGAATTGCATAAGTGCGCTCGGTTGCTTGACAGGTTTGGATATATACCTGTCAATTGCCGGATACCTACGTGTGACAATCACGATGGAGGCTTCATTATACTCAACCGTGAGGGAGAGTTTAGGTTTTCAACATGCAATTTGTACGCAAATTTAGACTGCATGGTAACAGCCTCTGACTTCCTAAAGAATTACGGGGGTTTAGGAATACGCAGCCCGTACAGCCTAAAGAACGTCTATTTTGCCTGCACGCTTGGTTTGTTGGTTATGGGTATGGAAGGAAGCCTCCCTGTCGGAAGAATGTGGCTATTGGCTTTCTTTGCTATTAATATACCACTGCATTTTAAAACGATTAAAACATGGTTTACACATGGGAAAGAAAGAAGATTTGGAAAAAGAAGAGCAGAAGCTGATAAAGATTAAGTTACTGCTCATAAAGGATTTTGAAGAACTGGATAAGGGGGAGTTACAAGTATTGCGTAACTACACCCGTGAAGTGTACCACATTGCGGGCGAAATAAAATTGGGCGTAGACGAGTTGCTTAATGCTTATCTAATTTTTAAACGCAAGTTTATCACCACTTTGGAAACTGTTGCGGTATGTCCATATCCGATGGTAGAAGCGGGTGGAAGTTTTGTAGCTGCACAAACTACGTATGCTCCAATAGCTGTCACGACGTTTGACGGAGTTTTTAGCTCTTCTAAGGAAACTTTCACTATTAACGAATGGCAAAGTTTACCCGTGCTTACAGTGTTCTATTTTGACGACCGTACCGAGGTGTGTTGTCTTGCTCCTAATGGACATTTTTGCCGGATAACGAGTAAGATTTTGCAGTTTGATATATAATGCGTATATTTGTTGCATCAGTCATGAATGAAGTTGAAATGGTGTTTGAAGGCGAGCCGCTTTGGGTAGTGATACTAGAGGCGGCTCTTTTTATATCAGTACCATAAAAGAAGCCCGTTTCACAACGGGCTTTCTTCGTCATAATCCATGATTATGGAAATAAAAGGAATTATTCTAAGAGATATTGTATATTAATTTCTAGGCTTTACGCCTTTCTTTTCAAGAAGTGCTTTATATTCATCAACTGGAAAATACATTCGTCCAAACTTTTCAGCCCACTTTTCAGGATAAATAGTAACGTACTTGTCATGGTCGTGAATAGTGGCACAGGCGATGATACTTGGTAGTCCAATAATTAGCAAGTAGAGCCACCCTGACCAACGGGAATTAATGTGATGCCCGTATTCGTGGCTAGCCGTGTCCAATCTGTTGTAAGCCACCTCACTAATGAGGATAAAGTGACCGAGTGTGACGCTACTCGTACCGCCCTTTTTAAAGTAAAAAGCACCCCCACAGTACCCAATGTACCGCCAACGTGTGAAAATGGCTAATAGAAGCCCTAAGAGGCTTTGTGGCAGCATCCAAACGATGAGCAACAGGTGCACCAACACACAAGTGAGTTTCCCTTTCGGGTTGAACAGTGGAAAATCATCCTTTGTGACATCCACGCAAAAATTTTCATTCTGGGCGGTTTTGAAATCTTCGTGACTGCTTGCAGTCTTAGTTTGTAGTTTTTCTTTCATAAGCCAATAATTTTCGGCAAAATTACAAATTATTTTTCTCAATAAAATCCTCTACTTCACTGTCAGTAGCAGGTCTAATCTTTAGGATATTCAGGTTATCCAAGTCAGATTGTAAAATAGGAAAAGGCAACCGAGTCCGCCCTGACGGAGTAATATACCACCTGTTTTCGTCATCTCGCAATAGGATGGTATCTGGTGTATCTTCATCTACAAAGATTTCATCTGTGTAGGCTAACATCATTTCTGACCATTCCTTTTCTAGTCCTTCTTTTGGTGCTCGGTTCAGCCCTGTTCCACTGCCTAGTTTGGGGTTAAGGAAATCTTCTTTGGTTGGTGCAGGTGTTCCACTACCTTGCAAACCTGTTAGGAGAGTGGTGGTGTGATGTTGTGCGTTTTCCGCAGTAAGACGGGTCACCTCTGCCACTAGTTTCTCTTCCCTGATAGCGTAGTCATTCACTTCACGTTGGAGCTCCCTAATTTGTTTGTCCTTAACGAATATCTGTTTTTGTAGGCGGTCAATTTCCGCTTCCAAATTTAATTTCTGCAATATTTTTTCCTTTTCTGGCATAATCTTTTTGGATTGTTACAGAGCTTATACGTTGTCGGGGTTTATCTTTCCAAGACTTTTAGGAATCACCGCTGAGGATTTTTGTCGTAAGGGGGCTCCAGGGGTTTCTTTATATTATTTATTTAACAGTGAATGAGGTATTACGTAGTAATACCGAAATGAGCTAGTAAATAAATAATATTTTATTATCATGATAATTAATTGATTGGGATTGACGTGCGTACGCGAGGCTCTTCCCAACCCCTTGTGCACGTGTATGTGAGGGGGCGTGCATGGACATGAGGACTGGGCAGATAGGAAATATGGAATGACACCACGATGATGCGTATAAGGGTTAAAAGCCAATTGGGAGCGTCACATCTGTGGCACTATCGGCTCCGGTAACTAGGCTTATACAGACATTGACTTTAGGTTTATCTCACATTTGTCTTGTTTGAATTTTTAAGATTTGTTTTGTTTTTATTTGACATTGATTGGGGCAGGGGGCGCAAAGCCCCCAATCTCGCCCGTTCTTCCCTAATTAGATTAGACGTTTAGGAATTAGTTAAACTTTGCGTATCTTTACAGCGATAAATTTGTTTTTGAACTAAAAAGATACAGATATGAAAACAGTTACTCAAAAAGTTTTTGGATTTCTCTATAAGACTTGTTTGGCTAATCCGGGCGGAATACCAAGCCCGACAACCATACAGAGAGCCTTTGCGGTGGGTACACCGACAGAAGATTTGACGGCTGCAACTTTTGAACCTGACAAGGAACAACAGCCTGAAGGATTTTTGATTATTCCGCTAACAAGCGGGGATATCAAAGTACATTTGGCTGGAGCACCCGCTTTTGAGGATTACACTATCAGCGGAGTAGAGGTAGACGCTAGTTTAGGCGTACCGATGCTTTACTTGGTGGATAAGGTTTATATAGACGGAACGACAGCAACTTTTAATATCGGTTGGTAAGATGGTACATGGTCAGGCGATTGGCATACCGTTCAGGCGTCGGAAAGGAGAACAAGCTCCCCCTCCACCGAAAGAAGTAGCTTGGAATCCGACTATTGAAAGTAATTTGCCATATAAAGAAGTTAAGTACCTTAAATTTGTGGAGGGTGCAGGTTGGCAGGCACTTAATATCGGTGAGATATTGCCTGTTGGTCAAAGAGTAATGATACGCATTGTTACGACCGAGCCTTATTATGAAGTGAGTAAGGCGGTGAGTTCCCAGATGACAGGCATACAAATCGGTAAAAATGGTGTATCAGAATACGACATTGCTGGAACCTTAACTGGTTACAGCCCGCAAATTTTAACGGTTACGATTGGGGTAGATAAAAACTACGTCCAGTTGGTTCACTAATTGTATTAATTGTAAAATAAACAGAAATATGGAAAAGAAAATTTCTTTGGCTACATTTGAACAGGTAGCCGCAGATAATGGTTATGAAGTGTTTACCGCTGAAGAGGTGGCTGCATACTACAAAGATGGCTTGCAGAAAAGCATGAAGAATGAATTAACTTCTGATGAAAAGGAGTTGTTTGCGGCTGACATTGCTTTCTTGCAAAAAGCCATTTGTATTGATGAGAATGGTAAAGAGGTGACACGTTATTTCCGACCGGAACAAGTGAATTGGGAAAAGACAGAAGATGGCGTGCTGTTGAAAGGTATTGCCGGAGTTTTTGCCGATACCCCTACTAACAGAAAATTGAATCGTGTTGGTGAGGCTTTTGTACCGTCACCGGATTTTATGAAGTCTTTGGAAAGCGAGGAAATTGACGAAGACATTATTAAAGCCATGAGAACAGGGCGTTACGCTGATACTCCTGAAAATCGTAGACTGCACCGTGTCGGTCAACCTTATGCAAAGCGTGAGGGCAAAGGCACAGAAGAAACTGACAAAGAAAAGAAGCGTGTGGGCGATACAAAGGCTGAAATAGAAAAGTTGGACGCTAAGTATGGCAAAGTATATGCCGCCCTAGGAAAACGCAAACAAGAAGCCTTAGAGAGAGGAGATAAGGCAGAGGCAAAACGTATGACGGATGCCATTGCCCGCATGGAAAAGGAACACGATGCTGAATACGCCAAACTTAAAGAAAAAGAGGGTGGTGAAAAAGGCGACGAAAAACTGCACGCAAAAGCCGACGAACGTAAAGGCGGTGAAAAGGGTGATAAAAAGCTGCACGAAGAAGCTGAAAAGAAAAAGAAAGAGCCTAATCCGGGTTCCAAGAAAAATCCTTTGAAGATAGACAGCATTAAGGATATTCACAAAGATGCCGCCTATCAGAAAATTACTATTGACGGTCACGAAGCTACTATTGTGAACCGTGGCACATACGACGAAGATACTCACAAGCCGATATATTATGTTGAAGCAGGCAGTCAGACGCACGCATATACAGGCTTGGACATGCTGAAAGAAAAGATTGAGGAATTTGTGCGTGTTGCCAATGGTGGAAAGGCAGACAGTGACGATAAAAAAAAAAAGTGAAGTAACACCCTCTGAAGCATCCAAATCTTTCTTTGAAAGCAAATTTAAGAATTTAAAATGGAAGAAAGGTGGTGATGAAGATTACCCAAGTGTTGTCGCTCACAAGAAATTTAGAGGCGTGCCTATTGATATAGAAATTGATGAAGATGGGCAGGGAGAAATTATTATTGGTGATGCCGACGAAGGAATTGAGTTTGGGGCACTTACATCTGAAAAAGCCGCAAAGGAACTTTGGGATACTATTTTAGAGGAACTTGAATATTACGAGGACTAAAATTAAGAAAAATGGAAGATTTATTAATGAAATCAGTGAATAAACATTACTTTCCTGAAAAGGAACGTAAAGAGCTAGCCAAAGAGGGCGAAGCCATGCCAGATGGTTCTTTTTCCTATTCGTAACGAACAAGACTTGAAGGACGCCATACGTAGTGTCGGTAGAGCTAAAGACCCCGCAGCCGCTAAACGGTGGATAAAGAAGCGTGCCAAAGAAATGGGTAAAGAGGCAACGTTACCGGAAGATTGGAAATAATTTAAGAATTTCGGTGGCACTATCTGGGATATTCGTTTTAAATGTTTATCTTTGTAGTGCCACTTTAATTTTGATTAGATATGGACGATATAGAAAAATCACGCCACGGTCGGTATGAAGACAACGCTAAGAACAGGCGGCTTCATCGTGTAGGTCAAGAATATGGCAGTAAGAAGCAGGAAGACGAAACTGTTGACCCTAGCAAATTAACTCTTGACCAATTACATAAGGAAATCAATGAGTTGGGGCACATATTAGGCGGTAGGATTAAGGATGGTAGACGTACAGAAGATGTGGAAAAGCGTATTTCTGATTTGCTTAAATATGCTCCTGATAAGGTATTGGAAAGCACCTTAGAAGCTCTTAGAACAAATGTCAAGCCAAACCTGACCGCAAAGATTGCCGCCAAACTGACGGAAATGGAAATTAACCGTCGCAAAACAGAGGGTTCTGCAAAACAGACTGAAAAGAAAGAAGAAACTCCTAAGGAAGAGCCAAAAGCTCAATCTGAAGAGCCTGAAACATATACCCGTGTAAAGTTTGACGATATGCCTCAAAGCGGAAAGGTTAATCTTAAGAAATATCTTTCTAATAAAATTAGGGCAGAGGTTGACAAGGCTTGGAAGGACAAAGCTAAAATCGGTGACAAAACTTTGCAGGACATGGAAAAGGGTATGGTTGCAGAGTTTAACAAAAATTTTGACAATCTAAGCAAGTCAAAACGAGCCGAAGCCCTGTACAGTATTATGACGGTTAAGGCAGAAATAGCCCGTCGGGGTAGAGGGGCTAAAACCGAGGAAAAACAGGAGGAACAACCTGCACCTAAAACCGAACCCGCAAAGGAGGAGCCTAAAAAGGAGTACAAGAAACCCGAATCCTTTAATGAGCTTTACACCAGAGTTCGAAACGCATGGGCGGATATCATGGAAACAAAGCCTAGGGAAGTAGCTTTTACTAAGCCTAAAGAAGTGGCTGAAATGGCTTCTGCATTTTTTCCTGGAACAACTATATCTAAAGTAGATGGGGAGGAAGAATATATGGTTCAATATCCTGGGGATGCAAGTAGGTTTATGCGTATTGATAAATATACGAGTTCTCCTAAAGCCCTGATTGATAAAATAAGGATGTTTTTATCTATGGATATGGACATGCGCACTAAACAGAATTTTTCAAATGATGAAAAAGAAAAATTTGATAGGATATTTGAGCTAGTTGCTGAAAGTGTGGCTGATAGGGCTCAAGCTAAAGATATGAGTGCAGCCCGCACAAAAGCATTTGAAGAACAGGTTGCTGAAAACAATAAGAATATTTCTAAGAATGTTGGGATAAAACAGGGCAAACCGATGAGCTTTGAGGAAGCTAATCAGGGGCGTGGAAATCCTAAATTTCGTACTAACAAACTTTATGGCGTAAATTGTCAAACGTGTGTGGTAGTGCATGAATTGCGATTAAGAGGATTTGATTTGGGTGCTAAGCCAAAAGCAAGTTCTACACAAGAAGCAATGGCGAGGGATTGCACCTTTGCATGGATAGACCCGCTAACTGGACAGCAACCCGAAGTTGTGAGAATAACTTGTGCTCCAGATAATAAAACAATTAAGGTTAGAAAAAGCCAGAAATCAAAGTCGGATTTACGTAAAAATATTTTAGAAGCTACAAAAGAGACTGGACGTTATAATTTTTCTTATGGATGGGTTAGCGGTAAGGATAGTGCGGGGCATATAATAACCGCTGAAAGGCACGCTGACGGTAATTTGACCTTTTACGACCCTCAAAATGGGAAGAATGTACCTATGATAGAATTATTGGACGAGGTTAGTCCTAAATATTTGTGCAGGATAATTCGAGTAGATAATTTACTCATTAAACCAAATATTGTTAAAGATTACGCAATGCATTATGAGTAAAATGACAGAAGAGGTAACTCGGGCGATAGCCACGAAGTTCCTAGGAGGAATAGAAGGATTTGAATTGATTAAGTTGGAAAACTACAAAAATTATGTAGTTTATTTTGCTTTTCCAGATGGTGTGACAGGTGAAATAAATGTCGGACTTCCTATTTATGTACTGATTGATAAATTGGGTAAAGCCCGATACGCCACGGATAAAGAAACTCATGAATTAATGAGGCGTGCGAATCCTGACGAGGAAGAGGACGAGGACTAGCGGCTTTCCAATTTACTCTTTTTATTATACATTTGTACCGTTTAAAGGTAGAACTAAAACATAGAAAAGATGAAGAAATATGTTTATTCAAAAGGTGAAGAAACAGTAACCGTTGAAACCGATGGTCTAGCGGCTATCAATAATTTTATGGTGACAGGTCTTATCGGTCAGAATTACGGTGGATTGGTACACGCTGGATTGGCTTTTAAGATGGGTGATACAGTAAGCATTCCGGAAATGCTGAATGCAGCTAAAAGATGCGAATGTAAAGTAGAGTGTTACGAGGGTGGTACACTCATCATTGATGAAAGTGCTGACTTTACAGGTGGTGAACCTGAGCCGAAGGGAATTATTTTTGGTTTGCAACTTGGTGTCGCTTATAACGAAGCAACTTACAACAGTGTAGTTCCGGCTTCTTATGTTGAGCAATACCCGTATTCAGCTAGCAAAGATGTTTTGCCGTGGTTGGTGGCTAAGTTTAACAAACAGGGGGCAGATGACGATGAATATCAGGTTAAAGTTTGGGCAGACGATGCACAACTTTCATTTAAAAATGTGCCTGAAAGTGTCGGCACTGTCAGCGAAGATGGTAAGGTGCTTACTTCTAAAATGAAGGAGTACATTATGTTTGACATCGTACGTGACCTGACCATTTACAATCCAAAGGCGGTGACTTGGTTTACAATTCAATTCATTTACGATAACCGTACATACGAAGCAAAGGTATTTGTCACTCCTAATACGATTTAATTATGGGTAATAGAGGGAAACGTCAAAGACTGAACCAAGCCCAACGGGGAGCCACGCAACAGGCTCCCTTTGAAGCATTGGAAGGTCTTAGTATGGAGGAACTGAACGCATTAGCGTCAGCCGCTCCGATAGCCCTACGCAACAGGCTAGAGAAGTCTTTAAACTCTGAAAATTTTGAAGAGGTGCTAAAGGCTCAGAATTTTATAGCACAGCAAAAAGGCGGACGCAAACTTCCCCAACCTGAAATAAAATCAATTCTTTGGAACCCGTCTGAAATTGGTTTCAATGGTAAAGGATATCGCGACCCTGCAACGGGCTTTTCTTTTAATACGCTCAATCGCATGGGCGATATCTTTATTATTAAATCCATTATCAATACTCGTATTGAGCAAGTGCAAAACTATCTCAAATACAGTAATGATGACCAGAAGCCCGGATATCAGATACGTTATAAACAATCTCCGGGGTCAGTGGGTGATAAGAATAAAAAGGAACTTAGTGATAAAGACAAGAAAATTGTTGATTACATTGTTAAGTTTCTGGAAGAGGGCGGGGAAAATGAGAAGTGGGACTGTGAAGATAATTTCCAGGAGTTTACCCGCAAGGTGCTAAACGATAGTTTGCGTTTAGACCAAATGTGCTTTGAAGTAGTACGTAGTCGCGATTTGAAGTTAAAGAAGTTTCGTGCCGTGGATGGTGCGTTAATTCGGCAGCTAGATACGAACGACCCCCGCTATGCGCAAATGTTTGAACAGTTCCGATGGCATGGGTATCTTCCCCGTTATGCTATGGTATGGGATGGGCAAATTATTCGCCACCCTGTTACAGGGGAATATGTAGCTTTTTATCCTTGGGAGCTTGGATATGGCATACGTAATAAGACAACTAATGTATTCAAGAATGGCTACGGATGTAGTGAATTGGAAACATTGGTAGAAATTGTTACGTGGATATTGTGGGGTATGCAGTATAACGGAAACTTCTTTAAACAGGGAAGTCAGCCGAAAGGTTTTATTAATGTAAAGAACGGGAATATTGACCAAGGAACGTTAAACGAGTTTAGACAGGATTGGAAACAAACAATGTCTACCGTTTACAATTCTCACAAAATACCCGTTGTACAAGGCATAGACCTTGAATGGATTGACTTACAAAAGAATAACCGTGACATGGAGTTTACTGAATGGGTGAAATTCCTATTAGTGATTGCATGTGCCGTATATCGCATGGACCCGAGTGAATTGGGCTTTCAGTTTGAGGACGCAGCACGTATATTCGGACAAGAGGGACAAAAGGAGCGTCTAGACCATTCTAAACAGAAAGGTTTGACCCCGTTGTTGGTATTTTACCAGAACGTTATTAATAAGTACATAATCAGCGAAATTGACGACCGTTTAGAGTTTGCTTTTACGGGTATTGAAATTGAGGATGAGGAAGCACAAGTTAAGTTAGACGTTCAGAAGATACAGAACGGTTTTGTTTGTCTTGAGGACATGTTTGAGAAATATAGCGGTCGTCCGTTTGACCCTGAAAAGGATACGATACTTAATAGCGTGTACCAACAGGCGCAAAGTGCTAAGATGATGGGTGGTGACTATATGAACGATATTGCCGAAGAAGACAAGACAGATGCTGATAAAGAAATTGACAAGTTATTTATGGAGAAATCTATAAATGGCAATCCAATTTTAGGCACTGCCTTAGAATTTATTGACAAACAATTAGGCAGAAGGAGTTGATATGGAAAGGGCTGTTTCACCAAGAATAAAACATCACGTTGACCCGCTACGTTATCCAAACATTCAGGCGAAGTATGAAAACAAGGCTAAAAATTCGTTTTCGGCTGTCAGGGTGTTTGGTGAATTAGTGGAAGAAATGGTGACAATTACCAAGGAGAAGAAATAATGCTGTTTACAGAAAAAGACATAAAACAGATACTAGGTATTATTGATACAGCAGTGGCGAAGATGGTTGCGGAAACACTAGGTAAGGACTACTTAACGCAGGCAGATTTGACAATGCTGAAAAACAGGGGCGTGGACTTGGTTAAATTAATACCCAAGTTTCCGTCCCACTATCAAGCCTTTCTATTTGGTCGTGTTTCGGCTGCCATTGGAACGCAGGCGTCTCGGTCAATGAGTTATACTGATTTTGAGAAGTTTCTGGCAAATATGGGCTTATTTGCTCCTACTACGAGGGAAATGGCTTTTTATAGTATAGCCGCTAAGAAAACATACACTCACATAAAGGGGCTAGGGGAAAGGCTTAAAAATGATGTAAGGGCTTCTATAGACGCAGAAGAGATAAACTACCTTGCAGCACAAGAAGCGGCACGCCAAAAGGGTGAAGAGGTGTTAGCTAAAGAAATAGCTGATGGCACTCTAGAAAAACGTACTGTCCAGAAAATTACTTCCAATATTGCCAATCAGATGAATGATTGGCAAAGGGATTGGGGGCGTATCGTGGAAACAGAATGTCAGGATGTGTACAACATGGGTCAGGCGCAATATATGATGACATTAGCCCCTGACCCGTTGGTATATTTTGATGTTTTTCCCGGAGCGTGCAAACATTGCATCAGGTTGTTCCTAACAAATGGAGTTGGAAGTAAACCTCGTGTTTTTAAACTTTCTACGTTGCTTGCTAATGGCACTAATTACGGGGTAAAAGTACGTGATTGGAAAGCCACCATTCATCCCGTTCATCCGTTTTGCCGTTGCGATTTGCGTTATTTGCCGCAAGGTTACGAATGGAATGAGGAGACAGGTAGGTTTGAACCGCCTAAAGATTATAAGCCGCAAGTAGAAAGGAAAAGCAAAGTTAAAATAACAATCGGAAATAAAGAGTATTTAGTATGAACCTGAAAAAGTTGTTAGGGCTGCAAACAGCCCAAGAAAAAGTTGAAGAATACAAGGGGTACAAGAACCGCTTGAAACAGCTTGATGAATTGGGACAGGAGTTGGCTGATAAATTTATGTTGCAAAAGTCAATCATAGATGATATTGCCACGTTGCCCGAGAGCAAACGAACTGAAGTGTTTGACAGTTATAACGCCTTTATGAAGAGCCACCAAAAAGAAGTGTCAGCAGCCGTTTCTGAACGGGCACGCATTATTAAGTCCATGGAAAAGTTACGTAATGACGATGAAGTGGGTAAAGCGTGCAGTGACATTGATTTGTTGGATGAAGCCCGTAGTAGGTTTAAAGCGGGCACACTTGCAAAATCGGTTTATTTTGACATTATAAAGAGTGTTACAGGTGAGCCGACAAAGTATGCTGATGTGCTTGCATTTAACAAGCAGGGTCAACTCCTCATTTTGCATCGTGTGACCGATTTTACGCCTAATGGAACAGTTTGTATTCCTGGAGGGCACGTTGACCCAGGAGAGGACTTTATGACGGCTGCATTGCGGGAATTAAAGGAAGAAACCAATTTAGACCCTCTACCTGAAGCGGGTGTTCTTGAATTGGGGGAGTACAAAACGGCTGATGCACATATTAAGTATTATCAAGTAGCAGTTGACGAATTTCAACCTGTTACGTGCGATGCGATGGAACATTGTTATCACGAATGGATAAATCCTGCCGAAGTACCTTTGCGTCCGTTTATTTTTGACCAAGGAAAAATCGTAACAAAATTTTTGATGCAGCCCCATCAGGAAGTTCTTGCTATGCCGTTAATGAAGGCTCTTGAAGAGGGTAGAATTACCCCTGATTTGTTTGTACCTGCATTTAGCCGCATATTAAAGAAAGCTATTGGAACAGATGACGCAAAACCATTGATGCCTGAAAGTATGGATAGCAGCGTTAAGACGATTGCCCAACCTGCACCACCTCCGATGACAAAGAAAAAAGTCATTGTACCTGTACGTGACCCGATGAAGAATTTGGAACAAGTAATGAAAGCCATTGACGGGGAAAGTGAAATAAAAATTGGTGACAGTTGTTTAAAGCTGGATGAGCCTATTGCAGTGTTTGAAACTAAGTACAAGTCCGACCCGACCACCAACCGTTTGACAGAATGTGAAATTGTGTATGACGGAGACGAGGTAAATATGCGAATTTTACTTGATAAAATGAGAAGCGGTTTGTTAGCGGGTTCTGTGAAAGTACGGACACTTAACGATGATTTCTTAATGGCAAATGAAAACGGAACCGATTACGTTGGTGATGCGGTATTTGTGCCTCTTTGAAAAGATTTGTATTTTTGTCCAGAATTTAAACTGTAAGACATGAAAAAGAAAACCTCAAATGATTTTAATTTCTGGTTGCCTATTGATTTTATGAAATCTGAGGAAGCCACCCAATATGAACGGGGGGATGACCGGAGATACGAAAATATGGTCTTTGAGGGTATTGCGAGCGACAGCAGTGAAGATTATCAAGGAGATAGCATGGAGCCAAATGGCTTCGTTATAGATTACTTCTTAAAACACGGGTTGTTCAACTTAGACCACTTGACCGTTCGTGCCAAAGAGCTGAAAAGCCGTTTCTGGATTGGCGAGCCATTGGACGGTAGAATCATCAATAACAAATTTTGGGTAAAGGGTAAACTCTGGTCAGAAAGCCCCGAAGCCCGTGCCTTTTGGGACAAGTGTATTGAGATGAAAGAGAGTGGCAGTACACGACGTCCGGGAATGTCCATAGAGGGCAAGGCACTGGAGCGTGACCCCAAGAATGAAAAGCATATTACGAAAGCAATTATCAATAATATTGCGTTAACGTTTACCCCTGTGAACTTTAACTCCTATTTAGATTTTGTTAAGGGTGTGCAAGAGCAAGATTTCATTCCTACGGGTTCTCTTATCAAAAGTCGTTTGGATAGAGACATTATGTTTGAAAAAGTTATCGGAGATAAACGGATAGTTATCGATTCAAAATTCCGAATTATTGAAGAGAAAATTTGATAGGACATTTTTAGGAAAAGAAATTAAGCTATAATTTTAACCAAGAAAAATTGAAGATTATGTATGTATTAACATCAGAACAAAAAGAAGATGCTTTGGTTAAATCGCTATTAAGTAGTGATTTTTCTGAGGAGACAGTAGCGGAGTGGATTGCCACAGGTGCTATTGACTTGGCTAAGTCTACGCAGTACGGACCCGATGACCACGGAGAGGGTGCAGGGGATGACGTTCATGAAAAGCGTGACAAGAAACAAGAAGAGGACGAAAAGAAGGA